CCTGCGCGCTGGAGACCTATCTGCAAGCACGCCTACGCGGTGCTGGAGAAGTCGCAGAAGTTCTTCGTGCGACCCAAGAAGAGCCCCCTCAAGAAGCTGGGATCCCGGTTTTCCGTCGATAGCCCGGACCAAATTGAGATCGAACTCGTGCAAGAGCCCAATCCAGCGCGCGTGGCGCAACGCTTCTTGGAACGGCAAATCAGCCGTCGAGTTGCGCGTCGGTATTTTGCCAAGGAGGAATCCTGATGCCGACGTACGACTACCAGTGTGAGGCGTGTGAGCACCACTTCGAGATCGTGATGAAGATCTCCGAGTACGACACGAAGTACCGACCCCCGTGCCCCGAGTGCGGTGCAGAGGAAAAGACCTACCGTGTCTTCTCGCCCCCAATGATCAATTTTAGCGGGGATGGCTGGTCCACCAAGAATGGACGCATCGCTGGACAGATGCGGGAGAAGAACAAGCGCTTGGCGGCCAAGGAGCGTGAGCAAAAGGGTGACGGCATGATTCCGCAGCTCGCTCCGAATGTTGGTGGCGAGCGCGTGGACTCGTGGAGTGATGCTGCCAAGCTCGCGAAGGACAAAGGCAAGGACACGAGCGGCTACGAGCGGCTGGCTCGTAAGGAAAAGGCTAGTTCGGCATGAGCAGCGGTATCCCCTTCGCGAACATTCTGTACCGGGCGGAGAAGTTCGCTCAGCTTCAGTTCATCAACAACTCGGACATCCTCGGATACCGGGTTCGTGTGGCGAATTCGCTGGACAATGCCTACGGCCCCACCAACGGGGTGGGTGGTGTTGGTACCACAGCGGTGTTCGAGTTCCTTCGAGGTCGATCCTTCATCAGCAAGGAGATCCGGCAGCGACGTATGGGCATCTCGGGCGACATCACTCGAGGTCAGACCCGTGCGACTTTCGATCCGACCGAGTACTTCGGCCTGTCGCCGGAGGTACCGCCGGACTCTGATCTCTGGTTCCTGCGGTTCCAGGTCTCGACGGTGGCAACCGCAGCGGCGGCTGGTAGCGTTCAGGCTGGTTACCCCGGCGGTGTTTTTCCGGGGACGGCGAGCGCGACGGACCAGAGCGACATCCTCGTCATGCAGACGCCGGACTTTTTCTCGGTGCCGCGTCCTGCCCTGACTCTCTATGGCACCGCGCCTGACGTGGGTGCTGTTCCGGGTCTTCCGGCGCCTCTCGAGTCGATGTCTTTTCACGTACCGGCTTTTGCCGATGCGATGGTCATCACCAACCACGGTGCCGCACCTCTTTTCTTCTCGGTTGGACAGGGTTTGCCGATGATGCAGGTAGACCCTGGCGCCTCGATCTCGCACTCGAGTGGCATGAAGGACGAGATCTCTCTTGCCGCCGACGGCGCCAACCCGAACTTCTCGATTCTCATCTCCACCGTGACCGGTCAGCGCTAGGGGCGCATTATCGGTTATCTGTTTATAGCCCCTCCAATGTAGAGAGAGCCCATCTCGGGACCCGGAGGAATCACCACGATGCCGTACATCATCATGCGTCGGACGGACATCCCGAATGGGGTGTTGCAGGTCGACGATCTCAAGCCCAACGACTCCCAGCGCAACTACACGCTCGATCCCCCGGGACAGAGCGGGTACGTCCGTCAGATCCCCGCCAGCGACGATGTCGTCACGACCGCTCCTGGCGCCATCCTGACGGTGCGCGATGCCTGCGGCCTGGCCGCGTACCTGATCGACAACGTGGAGGACAGCGGCGGTGCTGCTCTCACCGCGACTGTTGCCAACGATGCGGCGGACGCGATCATCGCCCTGGCTGTGGGCGGCATGGCTGTCGGCCTCACCGAGGTGGACGCTGAGCTTGTCGCTGCGGGTGCGACTGCGGGCACTGGTCTCGAGACAGGCGCTTCCACGGGTCTTCTCAGCGAGCTCCTCGAGCTCCTGTCCGGCGCCAAGTACCAGCTTCCGGCTGGCAGCGTCGTGGACACCAACGGCTCGACCTTCAACCCGACTCGCCAAGGGTTCTTCGCTACCACGCCTGGCGTGAAGCGGATCGAAGCCACGGGCGCCTTCAACGTCTCCAACGGCGCGGGTGACCTGTTCAACTACAAGCGTGCGGACTTCGAGTACAACGGCGTGCTCGGTCCTGCCCTTCTTGTTCTCGCCGACGACGGAAGCGTCCTCTAGGGAGAAGAGCAATGCCGTACATCATCATGAAGCGGAATGACATCCCGGACGGGACGCTCCAGGTCCTCGACCTCGAGCCGAACGTGTCGCAGCGTAACCTGACGCTCGACGCACCGGGTCAGACCAAGTACGTCAACGCGGTCGAGAACGACACGGTTGTCGAAACCACTTTGGGCGGCGGCGAGGTCGTCATGCACCGTGCTGCCAATGGTCTCGCGGCGTGGATCGTTACCAACGTCAACGACGGCACCGGCGCAGCAGGTACAGGTACTTTCACCGTTGTGGTGGCGACCCCAATCCTCCCCGCTGACACGGTGACGGTTGGCGCTCAGATCTTCACGGCAGTTGCTGGGCCCCGTACTCCGGGTTCCAATGACTTCAGTCTGGCTTCGGGCACCGATGCCGGCGTGGCGGCCGATCTGGCTGCTGCCATCAACGACCCGATGAACGGTCTGGCTCAGCCTGGTGGTCTGTCCAATCTCGTTACGGCAGTTCCTGCCGCTGGCGTGGTGACCATCACTGCCAACATGGATGGGGCGGCCGGCAACCTGGCGTTGGCCTCCTCCAACGCTGCTGGGTTCTCCCCGGTCGGCATGGCTGGTGGTGTGGATGCGGGCCAAGTCACGGCTGCGGACGCCAACACGGGCGCCGCTGCGGTCCTGGCCCTCTACGGGTTCGGTGATCTCACCTCGGCAGCGGGAACGCTTCAGCTTGCCGACATCAACGGTGCGCTCGTCGGCGGTGCTGCCATCACCGCTGCCCAGCTTCCCGATGTACTGAATCTTCTGGCAGGCGCAAAGTACGAAGTGCCGCGAGGGGTTCAACTTGCAGACGGCGGTGGTGTTTGGGACGTGCAGCCTCCGGTGGGTTCGGCTGGTGGTCCTGGGTTCGTCGAGAACTCGAACCGCGCCCTGTTCCTGAACGACGGTCTTCCGCTGTCGTTCGTGGTGGGTGAGCTCGCTGAGTTCACTGATAGCTCGTTCGTGTACGCCGGAGTCCCCGGTGATCCGAACGGCGAAGCGGTCGTTGTTTACAACGACGATGGATCCCTCTTCACCCCGTAAGGAGAAAAGACGATGGCTGAAGTTTTCCTCATCATGCGTCGTATGGACATCCCTGACGGGGTGTTGCAGGTGGTGGACCTGTACCCCAACACCTCGAGCAAGAACTACATCTACCCGCCTGGCCTCGGTCAGACCGGGTACGTGCACAACATCCCGGCCGATCCGGTTGACGGTCTCGTCGGTGCTGGCCCGACCTTCACCGTGTCGGCTGACGTGTCGGGTCTCGCGGCCTACCTGCTCGGCAACATCGATACCGGTGGTGCTGCTGGCGGTGCTCCGTTCACCGGAGCTGAGGCTGACGCTGCGGCGACGGCTCTGGTCGCCATCGCTCAGGCCGGCATGGTGCTCGATGCGGCGGCTGTGGACGCTGCTCTTGTGGGTGTCGTGGCTGGCACGAGCCTCAGTGGTGGTGGATCGACGGGCGTTCTCACGGAGCTCTTGAGTGTCATGGCTGGTGCTGGCTATCAGGTGGACGCTGGCACGGACCTGGCTGCTGGCGGCGTCAAGGTTGCCGCTCAGCAGGGCGCCTTCGTCGAGGGCGTCTACAAGCAGCTCTACGACACCGGGCAGTTCCTCGTGTCGAACCTGAACGGGAACGTCTCGCTGCTAAAGTCGGCGAACTTCACGTACGACGACGTGACGGGGGCTGCGGTCACCGTCTACAGCGCGACGGGAACCGTCCTCTAGCGGACTTCCGGGCGCCGACCCATTCTGGTCGGCGCCCGCTTCCTCTCCCTCTGGGAGACGGTCAGAACCAACGAACGGAGAGAAGAAATGGCAGAAGAACGAAACGGCTACAGGACCTCGGACCTGTACTACGCCGCCTACCTGAAGGTCGCAGGAGTGAAGTTGACGGGCACGCAACGAGATGGAGGCCGGGTCTACTTCCTCTTCGAGGAAGCGGACAACGCATCCATGCGCGAGCTCCGGGACCAGTACTACAACCGAACCAGTAAGGTTGCGGCGCTGACATACGCGGATGAGATCAAGGTCATGAAGGCCCTCACCCACGAGGACAGGGGATAGCTTCTATGCGTCTTGAGCAGCTCATTCAGGGAGACGATTCGGTCCAACAGCACGTAGCTTCCGAACGGGAGAAAGCGGCGCTGGTGGCTGTGTCTCCCATGGCGCGCAAGGCGATCGAGAAAGAAGTTCTCCCCCAGCTCGATGCTCACGTCACCAGCTCTGAATCTGTAGATGAGCTCGGAGAGCAGACGAAAAAGGACATCGAAGCAGCCTTCAAAGGCAAAACTGAGATCTACACTCGCCTGATCCAGTACAAGTCCATCGACCAGTCGGACGCACAGTTCCTCGATGACCTGATTCACGTCATGGACGAGTGGGTCGCCAAGTCCAAGAAAATCCTCGACGAGGGCAAACCCGCCGATCCCGGTGAGGTCAAAGTCAAAGTCGAGTCCGATATCAACGTGAAAACTGAAACGGGCGACAACACTGAAGTTGAGGTGAAGGACACCTCCAGCGGCGAGAAGCTGCCGATCTCCGTCGCCGACATCTTTGATCTCGGCGACGTGAGGTTGTAGAGCGTGGCTGTATGCTTCAATATCGGACAAGAGCTCGGCAGGAACGATCTCAAGATCTTCCTGGTCGATGAGCTCGGTGTCCCTTGTGATGCGGCTGAGATCTCGTACGCCCTCTACTTCGTAGACCAGAGCATGGGCCCACCAGGGGTCGAGGTTCTGGTTGGGCCGCCTGCACACGTACCAGTGAACCCTGCGGTTGGTGAGTACTACGCCGCCATCATGGTGTTCCCGGGCGTCTCTGCGGGCGACTACCGGATCCGGTGGACATTCCGGAAGACGTTGATGGACGAGCCGCAAGAGGTCGTCCAAGAGTTCTGCATCGTTGAGCCCTCGAGCTCCCAGTTCGGGCAACGACTGCTCTCGAGTTGTGAGCAGGACCTGGTGGACAAGCTTCGGATCATGCTCCGGGACAACAACCCGGACCGCAACTATCACTTCCGTCCTCCCGAGCAAGAGGGCGTGATCAAGAAGTACAACCGCGTCTTCGGCTACGTCTGGGAAGACCACGAGCTGCTTTGCTACCTCGAGATGGGACTCGACTGGTTCAACGCGATGCCTCCTGAGACGGAGGGCATCCGTACACTCAACGATCTGTGCGCTCGCAAGCCGGTGTGGCGTACGTTCATTTTGTGGGCGGCAGCGGTGCACGCGCTCTTCGCTTTGAGCATCAACTGGGTGCACGACGAGTTCGACTACAGCATCGGTGGGATCTCGTTGAGTCTCGAGAAGTCGAGTAAGTACGAGAGCCTGAAGCAGAACGCAGAGGGCCAGCTCGATAAAGCGACAGAGGCCAAATCCCGGACCGTGAAATTCATCCGAGGGTTGCAACAACCGAAGTTCGGTTTCGGTGTCCGCTCTAGTTTCGGGCCCGCGACTGGTCGGGGTGTGCTTTCGCCGCGATCATTTGTGTAGTAAAATCAAGCACTTACAAACAACTTTGATTTGTTTTTGGTCACGCGATAGTCTCTTTGAATGACCGAGTTGCGCTGTCCGGCCTGCCAAAAACCGCTCTCATCCCCCAAAGCCGTCCCCAAGCACACGAATGGGTGCTCCAAGTGGGATGAGGTGATCGGTGTGCCGCCGTCGGAGTTCAATTTCGACAGGCATTTTGGTCGCGGTTTGTGGGCGCCTGAGAAGGTTGAGAACGAGGACTATGTCGGGTGTCTTCTCTGTGCTGCTGAGGGCACAGAAGTCCGAGTGAAGCGTCTGAGCGACCATCTCAAGCGCGCTCACGACGGGATGAAGCGCAAGGAGTACGAGAGCCGGTTCCCTGGAGCTCCAGTGGTCGCGCGTTCTTCAGGTGCCAAACGCAAGAAGACGACGCAGGCCAAGTACGGCGTCGACAACGTCGGGCAGAGCGATGAGGTCAAGGAGAAGACGCGGGATACGGCACGTCGCAAATACGGGGTTGATCATCATCTGAAGTCCAAGAAGGTGCAGAGGAAACGGCGACGCACGAATCGGGAGCGGTACGGCGCCGACAATGTTTTCGCGTCCGAGGAGATCAAGGAGAAGATCCGCGCGACAAACCTTGACCGTCACGGGGCCGAGAACCCGCAGCAGGTTCCTGAGATCCGACGACGTACCGAGCAGACCACACTGGAGCGTCACGGGGCTGTTTCGTTTCTGCAATCCGCGACTTGGTATGCCGAGCTGGCGCGTGCTCGGGGAGAGCGCGAAAAGGCCCGGAGAGAAGAGCTGATCGTTTCCGGCAACTACGAGATCTGTCCTCACTGCGACGAGGTGTTCACCAAGGTCACGAGCCGCCACAAGGCGATCTGCGAAGGCTGGCCTGACACGGAAGCTCCTGAGCCGTGTTTGTGTGGGCACGAGAGCACCTCGTTGACCCAGATGAAGAGGCACCGACAGGTGTGTGTCGTCTGGATGTTTCGGGATGCTGAAGCGGTGACTCGCGCACGTCGTCTACGGACCATGTTGGAACGGTGGGGTGTTGAGAACCCTCAACAACATCCAGAGACTCGTACAAAAACCGAAAAGACCAACATGGAGCGTTACGGGGCTATAAGCCCTTTCGCTCAAGGGTCCATTCTCTACGAGCAGGTTCAAGCCGCGTTAGAAGGTAAACGTCCCATTCTCCGGGGCAACGACAACCCGTTCGCGTGGCCTCGGGTAAAGGAGAAGGTTCTGCGTGAGTGTCTCGCCAAAGTGGGATACGAATTTCCGGAGTACGGAACCGAAGCCGAGACCCTCGAAGATTTGGCGGATCGGTATGGCATGACACATCCGATGCAGGACCGGGACTTCGCTCGGATGATGCTCCACGCACAGAGCAGTTCCCGAGAACCGAATGGTCCTGAACGCATGGTTCAAGAGATGGAGCCCCGTCTTCTGTACACCGGGAACCGCACGTTCTGGAGGTGGCTCCCCCGCCTCGGGCGTCACAAGAACCCTGATTTCGTGTTGCGCGGTCCCGTACATGGCCATCCTTTCCGCGATCTCCGCAAAGTGGTGGAGGTGAACGGAGATTTCTGGCACAGCGAGCAGTTCACGGGCGTTTGGCCTGAGCAGCACGAGTCCGAGCTCATCGAGGCGTATGCCGAAGTCGGCCTCGAGTGCCTCGTGATTTGGGAGTCCGAGGTCAAAAGCGATCCTGAGGGTGTGGCCGGACGCCTGCGCGACTTCCTTGGGTAGCGCTCTCGGCGCGCCGCGTTTTTCGGTCGATAGCAGGGCGTAGGTAGGGATTCGTGCATCCCTTTCTCGGACCCTGCCATGAGCAACATCGTCGCCGTTCTGATCGTCCGATGTACACACACGGGCGTGTACGCAGACGGACGCCCAAATCCGGCGTCGGTGACTCTGTACGACCTCGACGAGATCACCATTCAAAAGAACCGGACCCGGGCGGTACCGGTTCCTCCGAACAGCTACGTGGACATCCCCATGTCCACGAGGACTTTCATCTCGTGGCACCAGGGCGACATTTGCACGTTCACGCGGCAGGGGTTGATCACGTCCGAGATCATCCTCCAGTTCCGCGACAAGAGCAGGTGCGGTGGTCCGGCCGGCACGGGCCAGACGCTCCGTCCTGCGGTTCCAAACATCGAGCGAGTCGGTGGGGTTCTTCGCCTGGTCCTTCCCGACAACGTCATTCCGACGACGCTCGAAACCTTGGGCTTTTTGGTCGGTGAGCCCGTCGCAATCACTGGCCTGACAGGCGCGTTCCGAAACCTCAACGGTGAGTACGTCATCTCGACGGCGACCCCTGGGAGTGGTCTCGCTGGAGTCGCTGCGGGTTCGTACCTGATTGAGGTTCCTTCCGAGGGAGCGGACATCGCTTCGACCACGTTGGCTGGCGTGAACGTGTGCCTGACTGAGGGCCAGGTCACGATGCAGTTCAACGGCAACGGGGATGTCGGTGGCCTCGGTGCGAATGTCTACGCTTACATCGCTGGCCAGCTTCTTCCGGGCACGACGGGTGGAGGCGGTGGCGGTTCGCTTCAAGACGCCTACGAGGTAGGAAACACCATCGTTACCTCGGCAGGCTTTGGCCCCTTTGATGTCTCGGGTACGGAAGACATCTCGCTTGCGACTGACGGTGTCATCGCGCTCTCGAGCTCGCGTGGTGAGACGTTTCCTGCTGCCACACTGACGACGACGGGCCTCAACGGAGATTCTGTTGATTTCTTCGTGGGTGACAACGATCCTTCGGGTGTTGTCACGGGGCAGGCGGGTTCGCTGTTCTTCCGGGATACGGGCGCCGGGGCTGAGCTCTACCTGAATACGTCGGCAGGGTCCGGCACGACGTGGACGTTGGTGAGCCTTGGCGGTGGTGCTGGCCTGACGCTTCAGCAGGCATACGACAACGGGAACACCATCGTCACGAGTGCCGTGTCGGGCGACTTCGACGTGAGCGGCACGGAGTCTGTCAGCCTGGATGCTGAGGTCTCCTCGAACTTCACCGTTGCGGGTACTGACGCTGGTGCCCTGGACCTGACGCTCTCTTCGAGCAACGCAGGCACGGGGACGGGTAACGTCCTGATCTCGGCAAGCGACGCGATCACGGCAACGACTACCTCGGGCAACATCACGGGAACCGCCCTCGATGGTGGCATCGTCTTCACGGCGATCGGGGCCGGCAATGACGCTAACCTCACTTCGGTTGCTTCGGACGTAAACCTCACCGCTGGTGATGAAGTCCGAGTGACTTCGGTTGGCGGATCACTTCGTCTGGATTCTCAGACGACCGACATCCTCGCCACCGTCGGAACGCTCCTCGATCTTTCTACAGATCGTGGAGAAGCGCTTCCGATCTCCACCTGGACGACGACGGGGGCCAGCGGTGATTCCGTTGACTTTTTTGTCGGAGACAACGATCCGTCAGGAGCCGTAACTGGTCAGGCCGGTTCGGTGTTTTTTCGCGATACCGGGACGGGTGGTGAGCTCTACATCAACACGTCCACAGGTTCGGGCACGAGCTGGTCGGAGGTTGTCACCTCTGGCAACGAAGCCAGTACTGCCGTTCTTGCTTGGGGCAACAACAGCGTCGCGAACAGCACCGCAGCTCGAGTGCTTGACCCCGGTTACGAGCAACGGACGGCTCCTTTGGCGAGTAGCACCGCGTTCATCGAACTTCGGTCCCCTATCGCGGGGACGCTTCAGAACATGTACGTCCGGCACAACAACCCCGGAGGCTCTGGCGCGGTCATCACGTACACGGTTTTCGTGAACGGGGTTGCGACGGCGTTGACGGTCGGTCTTGCGAGTACGTCTTCGAACGGTTCGGACACGGTCAACTCTGTAGCGGTTTCTGCCGGAGACCTTATCCGAATCCAAGTAACTAAGGTGGCGGTGGCGGGTAGCGGAGCTCGGCGTCCGGAGGTCACCGTGGAGGTGGCAGCATGAGCACTCGCCGATACCGTTGGACGGGGGTCTATTCAGACGACCTCAACAACATCATCGAGGCGGGCTCTGGCGCCACGCTCGAGTTCCTTCAACGAACTCCTTGGACTGAGATCACGGTCGTTGACGGCACGCGCGACACTGACCTCGACGACTTCATGGCCGACCTCGGCTATGTGGTTGATCCGACGGGGCCCACCATCGTGGTGCCGGCTGGCGCGCATGTCGTGGGAACCGAACAGGTCATCCTTGCGGACGCGACGCTGGGTCCTGTGTCGATCACACTGCCGGCGACGAGCTCGAGGCTTGGCAACGATCTACAGGTCATGAAGGTGGATGCGTCCGCCAACGTGGTGACCGTGACACGAACGGGTGGTGACACCATCGATGGTTCTGTCACTCAGACCCTCGACCAGCACGGCGACTCGTTGTGGCTCGTCTCTGACCCCGCCAACAGCATCTGGGAGATTTCTCAGAGTCGTCGTGCAGAGGACATCACTTTTGACGATGGGGGCGTTCCCGGTCTCAGCGCGGACAACGTCCAGGACGCGATCACCGATGTCGTGACCAACGACCTGACCTCCATCGAGGTCTTCACGTCGGGGGAGGCGTTGACGGCGGGGGACGTGCTGACTTTCAACTCCTCGGGGGAAGTGATTCGCGCGAATTCTTCTATTGCCGGAGGTGTATGGGAAGTGATTGGCATCTCCGCACAAACCGTTGGCGCGAGCGTCAGCGTGCAAGTTTTTACGAAATCTGGGTCCTTGCCGAGCGTTCGGTTCGGTGCGGCACCAGCAGCGAGTCTGAATGGCCGTTTGGTCTTTCTCGACTCTACCTCGGGGCAGGCGACAGTGACGCCTCCTACGTCAAATGGAAACACCCTTTTCACGGTCGGAACTCTGCAAGGTGCAGACGGCGCTTCGATGTCTCCTGAAGTGCTCTTCCGACCACAGTTCATCGCTTTCCGCGCGTGAGGTAGAGAACCATGGCCGGCAACCAGACAGACAACCTGACACTGCTCGATCTCACGACGGGGCTCATTCGCACCGTTGAGACGGGTGGCACCCCAGACACCATTCAGCTCTCCACCGATTTCGAGCTCATTACGGGCGCGAACATGTTGGTGGACGGGAACTTGATCGTCAACGGAACGACCACCACGGTCAACTCCGAACAGGTCAATATCCGTGACAACCACCTGTACCTGAACGCGGACTACACGACCACGGTCGCCCAGACGGGTGGCATCGTCGTGAACGTCCTGCCGACGGCGACCGCCGACACCATCGCGGGCACTTTCGTGGCTGGTGTTCCTGCGGTGTCGAACCCGACCGTGCAGACGACGGGTACTGGTACGTTCGCGGCTGGCGACATCGTCCAGATTGCCGGTTCGAACCTGGATGACAACGACGGCATCTTCGAGGTGTTGAGCCACGTCGGCACGACCCTCACGATCCGTGGTGTTGGTGTGACAGGCGCGACCGTCCCTTGGGTGGTCAACGACTTCACGGCGGATGCTACCGCCGGTGGTGACATCCGCATTGTCAACGTCAACGTCCTCGAGGGCGACTCGAGCGGAAACTGGCAGACCGCCACGACCACGACGACCACGGGGCTGACGTACAACACGTTCACGACTCAGGGCACTGTCGATCTTCAAGAGGCGTACGTCCAGGGCAACACGATCACGACCTCGGGTGCTGAGGGCAACGTGGTCATCGCCGGCACCGAGCTTCTGAGCATCACGGCTGCTGGCGGTATCGACCTCGATACCGTCTTCGATGCTGATGTGACGACTTTCGATGTCCAGATGACGGGCACGAACGGCTTCAGCATCGACGGTACTGCTGCGTCGAACGTCGGCGTCACGGCTGGTGACCTGACGCTGTCCACGACCACGTCGGGCAACATCATCGCTTCGTCGGCGGCTGCGTTGGACGTGGACGCTGCGACCTCGATGACGTTCGACACCGCGAACGCTGCTGACGCTTCGGGCAACGACATCACCTTCACCGCCGGCTCTTCGACGGGCGGCACCGCTGGTGGTGCTTCCATCGTCCTCACTCCTGGTGACGGCAACACGACCGGTGTGGCCGGTTTCGTGGACATCACGTCTCCGGCCGACGAGGACGAGGTCCTGCTTCAGATCGCGTCCACCGGCACCAACGGCAACACGGTCGGGTTCTTCACCGGTACTTCGGTTCCGACTGGTGTGGTCACGGCGGATGCGGGTTCTCTGTTCTTCCGGGATACGGGATCGGGAGCGGAGGCTTACCTCAACACTTCGACTGGTTCGGGCACGACCTGGACGCAGCTTGCGGCTGGTGGCGGCAACAGCCTTCAGCAGGCGTACGAGGCTGGGAACACGATCGTCACTGATGCCACGAATGGGCCGTTCGATGTTTCGGGAACTCAGGCCATCAGCTTGGATGCGGGTCTTGCGTCGAACTTTTCGGTAGCCGGCGCGAACTTGACGCTCGAGACTACCACCAGTGGCAACCTGACCGTTGCTGCGGCGGACGTCTTGGCCCTTTCGGCAGGAGATGAGGTGGCTGCGGCCGGTAACGCCGTCACCGTTGATGCTGGTGATGGCGGTGGCGCCAACAACGGTGGTGCCGTCAGCCTCACAGGAGGTAACTCTGGAGCGGGTGCCACGGGTAATGGCGGCAATGTCAACATCTCTGCGGGTGATGCTCTCTCCACCAATGGTGACGGAGGCGTCATCGCTCTTGATGTGGGTGCCAACACGGGTACTGGCATCCAGGGATTCGTGGACATCGTTGGAGACAACAACGAGGACGAAGCACTGGTCCGACTGTCGACGACAGGGACCAACGGCGATTCGGTCCAGTTCTTTGTTGGTGACAGCGATCCGAGCGGCACCATCACGGGTCTCGCGGGGTCGCTCTTCTTCCGAGACACGGGCGCGGGTGCTGAGCTCTACCTGAACACCTCAACGGGTTCCGGGACCACTTGGACGGAGCTTTCCACGGGTGGTGTTGTCACTCTCCAGAATGCGTACGAGAACGGCAACACGATCGTTACCGACGCTACGAACGGACCGTTCGACGTTTCGGGAACTCAAGCCATCTCTCTTGATGCTTCTCTCGCTTCGAACTTCACCGTTGCCGGTGCCAACCTCAGTTTGGGCACCACTACATCGGGCGATGTTCTGGTCGATTCGGCAGGGTTGCTCGAGCTCAACTCCTCGGGTGGTGCGATCAACATCGGCAACGACGCCAACACCGGTGCCATCAACATCGGCACGGGCGCTGCGGCTCGTACTCTCACGATGGGTAACGCCACGGGCGCTACCTCGGTGAACTTCGACTCGGGTACCGGGGCCTTCACCTTCGATTCGACGGTGGCTGAGACGGCTGCTCTGATGACGCTGACGACCACCGGTATCAACGGTGACTCGGTCAACTTCTTCGTCGGCGACAGCGATCCTAGCGGCACCGTGACGGGTCTGGCGGGCTCGCTGTTCTTCCGTGATACGGGCACGACCGGTGAGGTCTACATCAACACCTCGACTGGCTCGGGCACCACGTGGGCTCAGGTGGCGACGGGCGGATCGGTTACGCTCCAGAACGCCTACGAGGGTGGAAACACCATCACGACGGACACCACGAACGGTGACTTCGATGTCTCCGGCACGGAGGCCATCAGCCTCGATGCTTCGGCTGCTTCGAACTTCTCGGTCGCAGGCGCCAACCTGACGCTCGAGACCACCACGTCGGGCACCGTGGATATCACGTCGGCGGATGACATCCAGATGACGTTCGAGACCAACAACGCCACGGCGATGGTCATCGATGACGGAACCAACAACTTCCTGACGTTCGATTCGACGACGGGAAGCCAGGCTGTTGAGGTCAACCAATTCCTCGACATCACGGGCAGCGGTTCGGGCATTACTCTGACGGCCGGCACTGCCATCACGGCCGGTGCTCTGGTGACCATCGAAGACACGACGGGCGACGCCATCCTGGCTGATTCCAACACGGGTACCAGTATTGACGGTCTTTGCATCGGTATCGCGGCTGAGGGGGCGGCGGCTGCTGCTGATGTGAAGGTCTACACCGTGCCGGGTGCTCTGGTGCCGGTGAACTTCGCGGCGGCTCCGGCTGCCGCTCGTAACGGTGATCCGGTGTACGTCAGCCAGACGGCCGGTGTTGCCACCATGACGCCTCCGACCGGATCGGGCAACGTCGTCTACGTGGTCGGCATCCTTCAAGGCGCGGACGGTGCAGACACGAGCCCGCTTGTTGTGTACCAGCCGCAGTTCATCGCGATCCGCCCGTAGGAGCATGAAACATGAAAGTCCAACTCACAGTCGAGCTTGAGGTCGAGCCCGAAAAGGAGCTCGACAACAAAGAGATGGCCAACGCCACCGGGATGATGGTCCGTCAAGTTCGTAACCGCCTGAACGCCTTGGTGGGATGCCGTCTTGGTGGCGAAAAGCGGGCTGTGGGTTGGGAGGTTCATGTCAAGAACGTTGAGGTGAAAGCCCCCAGCAAGGTGAAGTAAGCCTCTATGGCCAACCAGATCGACAACCTCACACTGAACGACGACACCACGGGGTTTATCCGAACCGTCAACGTGGCGTCGGATGATCTGTTTTTGTCGGTCGATCTCACCCTCCAAAGCGGCGCCGTTTTCGAGGCCGACAACATTAAGCGTGGATCTGGGTCTCCTCAAGGCTCTGTTGCGGGCAATGAGGGTGACTTGTTCCTCCGTACAGACGCTTCTACGGGGCGTCTGTACGTCAATACGGATGGCACAGTCAACGGTTGGGAGGAAACCGTCATCCCCTCCACGTTGGTGCAACCGGGCGTCAACTCGGTCGTGTTGGTTAGCGGATCGACAGCCACGGCTTATGGGACAATCTCTGCGGCGTTGGCAGCCTCTATCGCGGGAGATACGGTTGTTCTCGGGCCCGGTTCTTTCGCTGAATCTTTCACTATCCCAACACAGGTTCGTGTTCAGGGAGCTTATGGAGCAGGCCGCAGTCAGATTACAGGAACTGCGGCTACCGGTGTAAGGATTACTCTTTCGGATGAGTCTTCGCTCTTCCAAGTGCTCGTCACGCAGCCGACGAACGCGGTGGCAGCCATCGCTTACAGTTCGGCCGGGCAGGCACGGGTTAGTGATGTTCTCCTCCAAGGCACGGGTGGTTTTGGCCATGGTGTCGAAAACTCCGGAGCGGGCACGCTTACGGTCGACCGTACCCAGTACGTCGGAGGTGCGGGCAACACGATTTTCCGCCAAGCTTCGGGCGGCGGGGAAATGCGCCTCACGAGGTGCCTGATTGACGCGGGCACCATTTCTAACGGCATCTTGGTGAACAGCGGCTCTTTGCGCTTTCAGGATGTCAGCATCTTGAGCGGTGCTACGACGACCACTGGTCTTTCGGTTGGAGCTGCTACGGTCACCGGAGATGTCTTGGACATTGAGGGACCCACTACAGCGGTGTCGATTACCGCAAACGGGCACAATATCTCGTTCCGCAGTGGTCGGACGAACGGCGGCACCTTGGACTTCAACGTCAACCCTGCGGTGACTACGGGTACACTGCATGTGCTCAACTTTGAGGCATCTCGCAACAAGTTCTCTGTGCCCGGCGCATACTTGGCGAATGCTGATGTCGTCATCAGCTACCAAGACGATAACGACATCAGCGACAACGCTTATCGTTTCATCTCCGAGCTTGCTGTGGGCATCCCCGAACGCGGGCGGGAGTCCGTGTTCGGGGAGGGCGACAGTTATACTCGAGGGATGGTCGTGTTTACGACCGACTCCACGGCCAGTTCCGTGTCCGACGGCGGTAACTTCATCAATGTGTCCGCTGCGGCTGCATCCCCTACCGGAAGTACTTTTTCGTTTCAAGGCACCGCAGCTAACCACACGATCTTGGTCGGGTCGGTCCTGTCGGACGGCGTCGATGTGCTCAAGCACTGGGGCTGGAAGATCGCGAACACCACGGCAACCTCCGGCGGGACGTACGTGTTCGAGATCTGGGACGGGGCCGCGTGGGTCGAGATCGGGGCCATGGCCACGCATTCGAGCCTGTTCCACAGGTATGCGAACACGTTTTTCCTGCGCGCCAACAGCAGCGAGCACGTCCGTTTCGGCATCGAAGACGACACCACTTGGGCGACTAAAACCATCAACACCGTAACGGCTTATTGGGCTAGAGTTCGTATTGAATCGGCTGCTACGACTGTCCCCGTTTTCCAGCAGTTCAAACTCTCCACGAACCGAACCGAACTCAACGAGGACGGCACCAAAACGGCTCATGGTCGAGCGCGGTCCAGAAAAACCGTCGTGAGTTCGGGCAATATTTTCGGCGAGTCCGGCGGGGTGACCAGCGGCACTTTGTTCGTGGGAGCTGGGGGACTACCCACGGGGTGGGCCCACAACATCAAAAACTCGATTCTGAACGGCAATGGTGACGCTGTCTATTTCCAGTTTAATCTGCCTCGAGGCATTGATACGAGTTTTCCGCTCCGACTCGTTGTCACGTATGTCACCAATACCAACACGACTCCGGTACAGATGATCTGGTCTTTTTTGGGGCAAGCTTCAAGCGGAGTGCTCGTTGCCGATCCTGCCGGAGGCATCACACCTGTCCCCAGGTCCGACGCGAACACCCCTACCCTGACTTCTACTGCGGGGCAGGTCATCACTTTTAACTTGCCTCAGACTTCTATCAATAAGTCCCACACGTCGACTCAGGATGGGTTTGATATCTCAGAGTTGTACGAGGGCGACATGGGGTTTGTGCGTTTGGAACTGGACGATGATGGCCCCGGCAATACGGATGTCCTCGTGCTGTCTGTCGAGATCGACGCCGTCTTCTGGACGGAAGGGGAGAAGCTCTAATGGCCGGCGTTGTCAATGTCCTTTTCACCCAAAGCTTTACCGCCACCGACTCGGTTGTGGTGAACCATAATCTGGGATACGGGGACTGGGGAGTCAGAGTCATCGTCAGCGAAGAGGTTCAGAATGACCTCATCGAAGACATGGTGCCGGACGGGCTCAACCCCTTTAACTCGGTCACCATCAATCTCACCGCCGTCGTGACCGGGCGCATCCAGATTGTCAGCCTCGACACAACACCCGCAACCTACATACCTCCGGATGTCCTTCAATCGGTTCTCACGGGAGGCGTCGTCGCCCCCGTTGGGACGCCTTCTACCGGAGATCTTCTCTACTACGATGGCGCCGAGTGGGTTCGCCTCAGTCTCGGCACCGAAGGCCAGGTCCTGACCGCAGGTGCGTCTGACCCGCAGTGGGCGGGGCCCAAGAGGTACTCAAATTCGGCGACCGACCCCGTCAGTCCGGCCCCGGCCGAGGGCGACACCTACTACAACACCTCGCTTCAGATGCAGATGCAGTACGACGGGTCGCGGTCGAAGTGGCTGTCCGTGGAGTCCGCGACCTTCGGGTTCGGCCGTAACGGGAATCTGTTCCCTGCTGGAACCTATTTGAGGGCGATCAATGGCATGGTCACGAGCGCCACGGAGGGGTATGACGCGCTGTACAACGGAACGGTTGTGGGTGTCACTATCCGGCGTTCGACCCAAAGCGTGGCTGAGTATGCTGTTGTTGCGTCTGGCACGGACATCGCTACATTGGCTTTCCCTAACCTCATTTTTGGGGTGCGCACGACCACAGCCAACGGTGACTTTGCCCAGGGAAGTGTCCTGGCGGCTCGCCTTGTTTCGGACGCTGTGACGCCCGAGTTTGACGTGCAGATGTTTGTGCGTATCCGCTGGAGGGCCACCTGATGCCGATTCCGACCATCGCAATCCAGAACCTTAGTGGGGCCATCCTTAATTTGCCGCGTCTTGGGCTTTCCGTGCCACTGGCGGGCTCCATCACGTTGACGGACTCTTTGTTCGTTTACGAGATTCTCAGTGACCCGGGGCTACATGAGGCGCTGGACGCAGGCTCTCTCGGACTGACCATTGATGGCGTGGCGGCGTCAAGCGCGGCGCTTTCGCCGACTAGCCCGACCGTTGATGCGTTTTCCGCAGTAGATCAGACTGGCGGCCAGCAGTTTACGGGCAGCACCATCGTGGTGAACCTGAACGTGGAGCGGTTTACGTCTTCTGCCACATACACTTTGGCTGGCGATGAGGTGACGGTCAACGAGGATGGCCGGTATTTGGTTTCTTTCACGACTTCGGTGTTCTTGGTCAGCGGTAGTCGTACGCAAGCTGCTAGTTACCTCGACATCAACAACGGGTTCACGCTTGGCACACGTGGCGAAATGTATGTGCGTCAGGCGCCATACGGTGCCTCTGCGTCGCACGTATTTCCTGTGAATCTGTCGGCTGGGGACACCTTGAGGCTTCGGGCTGTGCGCACCGTGGGCTGGGGTACCGTTCAGATGCAACCCAGTGGCTCTGGTTTGAGCCTGGTGAAGATCGGGTAGTGCGATGGCTGTTGAGGAATTTTCGATTTCAGGTGATACGCTCAACGGAACCGTGGATGCAGGCTCCCTGCACACACAGGTAGCCGCTACCTTTGCGAGCCTTGTGGGCGTTTCAACAAGCCCCACAGGGGGGGACACTCTGTACATCGAGTTTGAACCCGAGTTGGATGCGGGGGAAAAGGTAACGCTGGCTGCGATTGTCGGGGCCCATACGGGCGAGCCTGTTGATGACTTCCTTGACGATGAGACGGGTTGGAACATCACGGTCGAAAATCGTGATTTGACAAGCCCCCCAGGCTCGCCGAACACCAGCCACTACTACATCGTGGGCGCGTCGGCGACAGGTGAGTGGGCGAGCCACGACAACGCGGTGGCTCGGTGGAACGGGACCAACTGGCAGTTTCAGATCCCTGCTTCGGGGTTCGCCGTCTACATCAAGGACGAGGGCGAGGTCGTTGTGTGGGACGGCTCCTCGTGGGGAGAGCTCGGAAGCTCCGCGCAGGTTGTTTTCGGGAATCACTTCCAGTCCGCGCAAAGTCCCAGTATCTCAACGACCACGAGTACTCGTTGGCAACCCAAAGTGAAGTTGACGACTGGCACGCTCGAGGCAGGCACATACATCCTCCTGGTGAGCTATGGGTGGTCCATGGACTCCACCTCAAGCGACTTCGAGGCGCGCGTCCTACAGGGGGACACGGATATTGGACAACACCACGTGCAGGAGCCCACGGTTTCAAAGAAATCGTTCGAATCCACCGGAACCGACCAGCGTCACTACGCCTCGCGTCATTTTGTCCTGAGCCTCAGTCAGGGCTCATACACCTACCACCTGCAACACCGATCGGGTCGGGCCGGGTCCGAGTCGTCCATGTGGGACGCCACCCTGAGTTTTTGGAGAGTGATCTAAGATGGCCATCGTCAAGTACAATTTCAGCATCGCGGACGACACGCTGAACGGGGCGGTCGCCCCTCGCAACCTCGACGCAGAGATCCGAGCGGACCTCATGATCACGAAGGAGCTCGCCGGAGTCACCGTGGCCGGCGAAGATCTCTACGTCGATTTTCTCGCAGCACTCGACATGGCCGAGGAGGCGGCGCTTGACGCGGTCGTCGCGGCCCACGACGGGGTCCCCACGATCAGGGGTCCGGGCCAGTACACCTCTGCGGGCGTGCCTTTCACGATGCCTGCCTGGCGCGAGGGCAACCCGACGGACTTCATGTCTCATAACTGGTGCGACAAAACGACCTGGTACACCATGTCGAGCCGGGTCGTGAACGAGGTTCTGACGGAGAACAGTGCGACCGAGTTCGCCTCCGCCAACCCCTACTGGATCGACGTCACGCACGGGAAAATCACCCAGGAGTACAGGCTTTACGACTCCTACTACGTTGCCGTCACCGTGGACGACGTGGCGATGACCGAAAGTTCCCCCGACACCACGGATGGGGACTACCAGGTCGACTACGAGACCGGCGTCGTCACGTTCAACTCGAGCCAGTCCGGCAAGACAGTCAAGGCCACGTACAGCTACGCCACCACCTCCGATTTTTTTGTTGAGCCGAACCCGGGGACTAAACTGCGCTTCACCGCCGTTGAGGCGCAGTTCTCGACGGACCTGGTGCTCACGGACACGGTCATCTTCGACTTTGAGGGTTACGTGCAGTACTACGCCCCCCAACTGGTCAACGACGTCAACCCGGACTACGTGACATCCTTCCCGACGGGCACGCGCATCCCGCTCGGCTACCGACGCGAGTACAAGACTATGTACGACTACATCGCCGAGGCTCAGCGAGCCTACCCGGAGATCCCGGCTCTCGGCGGTCCCGGGTGGCGAGGTCTCCAGAACCCGATCCAGGTCTACCGCTGGCCGTACCAGGAGGACGCCACTCGAGACATCGACTCCGCCTCTGGCATGAGGATTCGGATCAAGCTGTCTAGCGACGTTCCCTACGGCGGAAGCAAGGCATCCGTCACCCTCTACTCGATCAGCACCAACAGTGAGTTTTGAGCGAACCCATGGCGAGTTACAATTACAGTCTCCAGAACGACTTCCCCAACCAGGCTGTTGACCTTACAGTCCTCACCGTCGAGATCGAGAACTCGAGCATCGCGGAGGTGCTTCAAGGCATCAGTCTCGATGGCGACGATGTCGACATCGAGTTCGTCTCGACGCTTTCGTCAGGGGATCAGACGACTCTCGACGGCATCGTCGCCAATCACCAGGGCATCCCCTTCAACAATGACCCTCAGCGTGTTAATGTCATCGCCGCGCAGACCAACGGCACCCCGACGCCGCAGACCGCCGCCGTCCTGAACGCCGAGCCCATCGGCACGCTCCGGTACCAGCTCGGATTCTACTGCGAGCTCCGACTCCAGAACAACACCAACAACGGACAGGCTCGGTTCTCCGTTCTTGTGGACGGGCAGGAGGTCGCCAGCGGTGGGGTAGAGGGTGTCGGATTCTTCGATGCCCGCAGCGGCAGCCTCGTGATCAACACGAGTCGTGGGTCATCTCCGGTCGTTGAGCTTCAGTTCTCTCGACAGGGTCAGACCGACGTCGCTGTGATCCGTCGAGTGCGGCTCTCCCTGGTGCCCCTTTTCGGAGACGAGTAGTGAGCTACGACATCAATGGACGTTCTCCCGTGTTTCTCGCGGTGGTGACCTCAGGACCCGACGCAGGTGAGCATGAAATTCTCGATGTCGCAGTCGTTGGCACCGACGGGAGTACTCTTTTGCATACGGCATTACTTCCCTCGCGCCCTGACAAAGGGGTAGCCGAGTTTCTCGTAAGGGCCGGGTACTCTGACGGGGAATGGGCCCCAAGTCCGTCTGAAAACGATGTAGGTCAAGCTCTTCTCAAGTTTCTTGAGAATCGTCTCGTTGTCGGACATGACGTGCAGCGAGCTATGCGGTTCGTTCGCCCCGTTGTTCGACAAATTCTCGAGAGCAAAAATGTTCCTCCTGATGCTGTGTTGGCGAGGATGCTCTCCATTGACTCTCCATGGATCGATACGGTTACTTTGGCTTGGGAGCAAATTGAGCCCTGTGGGCTTGAAAATTTGTCCCTCGCGTCCGTTGCTGAGTTCCTCGGTATCGAGTTGAATACTCCCACTTCCGCTCTTCAAGAGGCCCGTGCGGTTCGAGAGGTTTATCGAACCCTTCTTCGACTCTCATGGTGGCGCCGCTTTATTTGTCGACTTCGTGCCCGCAGAGTCTTTTCATGAAGTTGTGCTGTGCCGGTGAAGCCTTTATGACACGCCCTTGAGTAGGGCCTAAAGCAGGAGATCAACGATGCCGCTCCGTGAACCACAAACTTGGCAATTTCTTCGAGGTGACCTCGAACCCCGACGGGTCGAGTGGACCGATCTCCGCAACGACTTCGGGGGCGACCAGTTGAAGCAGGCGCAAAACATTGTGCTCCGCTACCTCGAAAACCTCCCCGCGCAGGACAGCGTGAACCTTGAAACCATGGCTGAAGACATCAGCCGACACTATCCTTTCCACGGAGAAGGCCCCGAGTTCTTCCGTGAGGCGGTAGATGCGCTCAAGCAAGCCGGCTGGGTGACGTCTGAAGGCGACGAGCTCGAGCTCAACAAGGTTGCGCGTGTCACGGCACGCTACTTGGCGGCCAAGCTTCGTTCAGCCCGGTAACTCCTCTATAGGTTTTTGTGAGTAGGAGCGGTTGATCCTATGTCCCCCAGTAGCCACAGCGCTTTTTCGAAGGACAACACTTCCAAGTTCGTGGATATCACCATGAAAGTGTTGTCTGTTTTGGTGATTCCAGTGATCATCTGGGGAGTCAAGCTTGAGGTCAACAACGCTATTCAGGACGAGCGGATCACGGAGCTGCAAGAAGACCTCGACAAACTCGCAGATGTGACTGATTCGGTCCAAAAGAATTCGCTTGCCTTGGTGCGGCTCGAGGGCAAGCTCGACAACGTGGACGAGAAGATCGATGAAGTCAAAAAGCTACTCCGCGACCGTCCTCAGTAGCTTCCTGCTGACTATGATCTCCTGCCTTGGTAAGCAGGCGCCGGGCTTCGAGAAGAAGGAGGACCGGCTGCCTGAGTATCGGCCGTCGTCGGATTTTGACAAGAAGGAAGAGACCAAAGAGGACCTTCCGGAAGCTGCGGAGGACGAGGGTGAAGACACCGGAGGTGAGGGGGTAGTCCCGGAGCCTGGTGCGCCGATACCGAATGACGAAGAGCTCAAAGACGACTGTCTCAAGGGACGGATGCGCTTCGAAGGTCGTTGTCTCCCCAAGAAAGAGGTTGAGACCATCCTTGAGCGTCGAGAGCAGCAAGCGCTGAAGCGGGTGCAGCAGGCGAAGATGCCAAACGAGGCTGCCCACGCTGCTCACGATCTGTTGGAGAAGCAGATCGCGCAGGTCGATAAGGCCGAAGATGATCTTGACGAGATCATCGAAGAGCTCAAAAAAGAGAACCGGGAGCGCACCGCCAAGGCCGCCAAGGCTGAGAAAGGTCCGACGCCCAAGGAAGAACAGCCGTGACAGATTCGACAAAAGAAAGCGCTGTCACCAAGGGACTCCGTATCTACGAGTACACCGACCAGGACGGGAACGTTTTCTGGTCTTTCGAAAAATTCCCCAGCGTGGTCAAACACGCACGAACCCTCACCCTCGGTGACCGCGTAGGCACCCATTTCGACAACTTCCTGTCTGAATTGCGTGCCCACCGGCGTCTTCTCCTTGAAGAGGAGAAAGCCAAATCTGTGGGGCGTGGGTAGAGTACCGGCAAGCCGGAGGCTCAAATGGAAAACAACGAGAACACCACCGAGAACACCACCGCAACCCCCGACGCTCCGGAGACGCAGGCTCCGGCGCAGGACCCCAGCATCATCGGCAAGCTGACCCCCGAGGAGCAGACGGCTCTTCTGAGCATTCGTCAGGAGTCTCAGCAACTCCTGGCCAAGGTCGGTGAGCATGAGGTTCTCAAGACGCGCATCTTGGCCAAGCTCGACGAGCTCGACGACAAGGGCCAGGGGCACATCAACGCGATCTCGAAGCGTCTCAACCTCGAGGACGGTCAGCAGTGGGTGGCTCTCCAGGACGGCACGGTCCGACTGGTCACGCCCCCCGGTGCAGGTCAGACTCAAGGAGGCGCCTAGCGTCTCCAAGGCAGGTAGGACATGACGTGCATCAACAAGGGGCAAGAACCGTGGTTGCAGAAGCCGGATCCGTTGAAGCCGGTTTCGTGCGAGACCCCGGAACCTACCCCGACGCCGCCATGTCCTGACCCTGGACCCAGTCCGGGACCTTTCGGTCCCGGATGTCCCGGCTGGGAGGTGGGGCCGAACGACTGTCCGGCCCCACCCATCAACGCTGAGGTCGTGAGCCCGTTGTTCTCGGGCACGATGGACCTGCGTTGGGACAACCCAGCCATTCTGACCAAGAACAGCAAGTTCACAGTCCTCGGCGTCAACATCTACCGTAGCGACACGTCGGAGCGCGGCCCCTACACGCGCCTCAACATCGCTCCGGTAGGTGGCACGTTCTATCGGGATTTCACCAACAACGCCTTCGTGGACAACGAAGTCGTTGACTGGGAGACGAGCTGGATCGCTCGAGGAGAGTCCGCGAACCAGCGCAACTGGATCTTTCGGACGAAGTATTTCCCGATCGTGAAAAACTCCGGGCAGGCTATTTCGGCCAACAGCCCGATGGACGTGCAGCTCGTCATCGACAACCAGATCGTCCCCGTTCACGCGGTGTTTGGTCCGACCGGCGAGGTTACCCTCATCAACGTCCGAGGCTACAATTTCGCGACGGAGCGGTGGATCGAGCCTGTGCTGCCTACAGGCCCTGAGTCGGCGGTGTCGATCAGCTACCGCTACAACACGAACGCGGTGCGTACCGACCTCGACAAGAAGATCTGGTACCGCATTACGACGGTGGCTCAAGACCCCGCTTCCCCGACCGGGTTCCGGGAGACGCCGCTCGACTTCGCCGAGCCGATCACCTACCGGTCCGTTGAGCGGCTCGACTACATCTGGCGTGAGGCTATGCGTCGGAACAACTGGGTTCTCGAGCAGGGTGGTGAGCGTGTCAAGGTCTTCATCAAAAAGACCAGCGGACCACGCTGCTTCTGCGGTCGCGATCCTCGGACCATCGAGTACAACCAGCAGCCCGACTCCCGTTGTCTTGAGTGCTTCGGCACTGGATTCGTCGGTGGATACGAAGGTCCCTACGACCTCATCGTCGCGCCGGATGACGCTGAGCGTGCCGTAAAACAGACACCGAATGGTCGGTACCTCGACCACACGCAGGATGTCTGGTCGGGCCCGAGCCCGTTGCTCACGATGCGTGACTTCATCGTGAAGCAGACCAACGAGCGATACTCGATTGGCCCGGTTCGCAAGCCGTCTAATCGCGGCACGATCCTCCAGCAGCACTTCACAATGAAGTACCTGGACGAGAACGACATCCGCTACCAGATCCCGCTGTTCGACACGACGGAACTTTGCTGGCCCGAGTGTCGCGGTCGTCCTGCTGTCGTGCAGGGCGGAGGTTGGGAGACGGAGTACCCACCCGAGGGTCCTTACCCCGTGGGCTCCGACTACCAGCAGACCCCGATGCAGACGGAGAAGGACAACATCCCAGACGAACGCGAGCAAAGGGGTCGCACGCCCGTCTACGAGAACATCACCTACTAGGTGGGGGGCGTAGATGGAGATCAAGATCAAACGGACCTATGGGAAGACCTGGGCTGGTCTCCAGAACAAGGACTTCATCACTCCCGAGTTCCTCAACAAGATCGGCGAGATGCTCGTCGAAGCCATCGTCTTCGAGGCGGGCAAGGACTTCGCCAAACAAGGCAACAAACCGACCCCGCCAGGAGAACCCGAGGGTCTTCCTCGTTCAGTGGGCTTTTTCGATTCGTTCACGCACAAAGTAGTTCCGCGTGGGGGTCGCGTGGAGATCTACTCTTCGTGGCCCTGGATCGATCAGCTCCTTGAGGGGCGTGAAGCTTACCCCATGGAGTGGTTGACCCAACAGGCTGGAGTCTCGCGGGTACCGATGAAGGGACCCGGCGGTACAGTGTTGATCAGAACCACTCCGGCATCGCCACAAGATTCCTGGATTCATCCAGGTTTCAAGAAGCACACGTTTGTGCGTAGGGCCTACGAAAAATCGAGGCGCAAGATGAAGGCGATGATTGACCAGCAGATCATGAAGACCCTCAAAGAGACTCCCCTTGTATGATCGAAGCCCAGATCATCTGCTGCAACCCTTGCGACATCCCCGACCTGGGGATTGTGGGGCTGAAGCGTGGGGAGCAGCGTTGGGTTTCGATCGCTGCGGCTCAGTCTTCCAAGGACTTGGCCAAGGAGCAGGGGAAGGGCAACGTGCGGGTGAATCGAAAAGCTCAACGGAAGGGTGCCGTGCCTACACGTCCAGCTCCGCCTTTCGTGGCCCACAGCCGGCCACAGAACAAAGAACCCGCCGATTCCGGCAAGGTAGTCGAGCATCGCATCGAAACCTTTGTCGAAAAGACTGTGGTGCAGGAGGTGGACACCGAGAGGCTCAAGGCCGAGCTCTTGGGCGACCTGATCCCTGGGCTTCGTTCGGTGATCGCCGAGGAGGTCGGGAAGGTGGCCGCTCAAGCCGCCTCAGAGGCTGCACCAACGGCCCCAACTCCAGCTCCGGCCTTGGACCCTGCACAGCTCGAGGGCGTCCTGGAGAACGTCCTACGGCGCGTAGTGCCCGAGGGCGGTGTGGCAGGAGCGGCTCCTAGGGCTCGTAAGAGCTCTGGGCCCGAGGAGCCTCTGTTCATCCCGGACAAGATTGTCTCGAAGGACACGAAGGCCAAGATCGATGTAAAGCAAAAGGCCAGCGAAGGCGGGGAAGAGCTCGACGACGCACAGGCCGCACTCCGTGCACTGCGAAGCAAGAAGCGCGGTAGAAAGAATGGGAACGAGGAGAACGAATCATGAGCGATAGTGAAAAACCAGTCCTGGGGGTCGGGCTCGACATGGGCACGATGAACATCGTGGCTGCCCGTCGTACCAAGGAAGGCGTCATCACGAACCGCATTCGTGACGCCTTCCTCGATCTGCCGTCCGAGCACCGCAAGATGCTCAAGCTGTCGGGCGTCAACTACGTCTCAACGGACGACGGGCTCGTCATCGTGGGGGATGCGGCCTACGACATGGCCAACATGTTCAGTCGCGAAGTTCGGCGCCCGCTTCAGAGCGGCCTGATCGCGGCTGGGGAGATCGATGCACTCGAGATCCTCGGCATCTTGGTCAAGCATGTGCTCGGTGAGCCGAAGGAAGAGAAGGAGGTCTGCTACTTCTCTGTGCCGGCGGCTCCGGTCGATGATCCGGACCGGGACGTGGTGTACCACCGAGGCGTTCTCGAGCGGATCGTCAACGAGTGCGGCTACAAGGCGTACCCGAGCAACGAGGCGCTGGCGATCATCTACTCCGAGTGCGCGAAGGATGGTTTCTCCGGCATCGCGTTCTCGTTCGGGTCCGGTATGACCAACGTGGCGCTTGCCATGGGCACCATCGAGGGTCTGAGTTTTAGCGTCGCGCGCTGTCTCTCAGGAGACTTCCCGGTCGTCACGCGGGAAGGGCTTAAAACGATGGAGGAGGTGCGCGAAGGTGACGAAATCCTCGACGCATACGGTGTTTTCGTGCCTGTCCTTGAGAAGATGTCGAACGGGACCCGGCGCCATCTCATCGAGGTTCAACTCGAGAATCTCCCTGCTTTCCCTCACCGTCTCACACACGACCATCGGGTATTTGTCCAACGTCGTTTCGGATGGGAGTGGGTTGAGGCAGGGGATCTTCGTGAGGGGGATACCGTGGGTATCGCGACGATCCAGTCCGACCGGGACAGCGGATCGAGCTACTATTTCGGTAGGCAAGACGGAAAAAACGTCACGGTTGCTGGGGCGCGTGGGTTGGGGCGTCTGATGGGGATGTTCCTCGGCGATGGTTCATGTGGTCCTCATGCCGAAAGGCCGTCTTATGTCCAGTTTGCCATCAACCGCCGGGATCAACATCTTGTCGAAGAGTATACAGACTTGTGTTTCCGCCTGTTCCATCGAGAACCGGAGATCGTGGACGATCCCGCCGAAAACCTCACGCGCCTCAAACTTCACATCACACCGGTGGCCTGCCATTTCAAGGAAAAGTTCTACGATGATGAGGGGACAAAACGGTGCCCGCTTGATCCCTCCAAGATCGGCAACCAGATGGCACTCGGAATTCTTCATGGTCTGATGGACAGCGACTCCCATGAGGAGCTCAAGCGTCACACGATCACGAACACATCGGTGCCTGTCGTCATGTTGGCTCACCATCTACTCAACCGTTTCGGGATCGAACATTCAATCCTCAAACGGGAGCCACGCCTCGGCGGCGTGAACGCACGTGGTGTCCAAATCGAAGGTCGCAAACCGTGCTACGAGATCAGGATCAACGGCCACGTAGCGAAGAATCTGTTCGACACGATGCTCACAGTCGAAGGCCACCAAGTGTTCGACAGATTCCCCGCCTTCGTCACCTACAAGGTCGCTTCGGTTTCCGAAGTGGAGCATGATGGGGAGGTCTACGACATCCGTGTGGGGTCGGAACACCACTCTTTCAGTTCTCCAGGCATGACGGTTCATAACTGTGGGGACTGGATCGACCACGGTGCCGCGAAGTCCACGGGCTCTACGCAGGCTCGCATGTGTAGCCTCAAGGAGAAGGGGCTCAACCTCATGCACCCGCAGAGCCGTGAAGAAGAGGCTCTGGTGGTCTACTACAAGAGCCTCATCGAGTACGCGCTCGACAACGTCGCGAGCGAGTTCATGAAGATCCAGGGCAAGTTCTCGCTGCCGAAGCCGATCCCCATCGTCGTCAGCGGCGGTACGTCCAAGGCCGGTGGGTTCCTCGAGTTCTTCACCCAAGTCTTCGAGGACAAACGTAAAAAGTTCCCCATCGAGATCAGCGAGATCCGGGCGGCTAAGGAGCCTCTGGATGCTGTTGCACGGGGTCTTCTTGTGCAGGCGATGCAAGAGTACGTGGACGACGAGGACTGACAGCGGTTTTCGTTCTATGCCGAAGCCTCCTGTGGGAACCCAAATCCCCAGGAGGCTTTGAGCTGTGCCACCTCGTACCCAACCACTTCTGGAACGAGAAGTCCTGGAAACTCTGTATTTCCAAGAAGGGCTCTCTATCCAAAAGGTCGCTGACCGAACCGGAACCAACATCCGGCTTGTGCGCGACTCGTTCACTGCACACGGGCTTACGTGGCGCTCTCGGTCGCAAGCCATGACAGGTTTGGTTCGGAGCGCAGAAACGCGGGCCAAGGTTTCAGCAGCACGACGAGGACGACGAGACACGCCGGAAACCGCAGCGAAAAAACGTGAAATTCTGGATCGAGTGCGTCGCTGGAATGTCGGCCTGACCAAGGAAACCGATGAGCGTGTGGCTCGGGCTGCTGCGGCATTTGCCAAGGTTGTTCGGACTCCCGAATTCCGTGAAGCACAGTCACGTCGCGCGTCCGAAAGACTTCGAACTACAGGAGGAGGTTTTGCCCGTGGTTGGCATGACTCCCCCAAAGCGGGTCGCGTACACTTCATGAGTTCCTGGGAAAAAAATCGTTTCATCGAACTGGATGCGGATGACACGGTCCTCCTGTACAAACCACAACCTTTCTCGATCCCCTACTTCTGGGAAGGAGCGGTCAAACACTACACCCCCGACACCCTGGTTATCTACGAAGGTCGCCTTCCGGAAGTAGAAGAGATCAAACCTCGACGACGAATCGAGGCTGACAAAACAGGCCGCATCGCGGCCAAGTTCATCGCAGGTCGTAAGTTCTGCGTGGACCGTGGCTGGCTCTACCGTGTCATCGACACGAAGCCTGAAGGGAAGGTGTGAGATTTACTATTTCTTGACCCAGCAGATCCAACGTGTCTTCATCGAGGAGCTGCGCAACTACTGGCAGTACCACCCTCGGTACAAGGACATCGTTGATCACATCCAGGGTAAGTACTCGTTTCGTGAGCGTCCGCAGTTCGGCATCGTCCTGAAAAACAGTGCGGGTAACCAAGCGCAGCTCGCTGCCGACAACTTCCAAGGGTACGTCCACAGCTACGTTTACTTGGCCAACGTTGAAGGCAAGCCTGGCTTGTCGATCGAGTGGGTCAAGGAGAACATGATCGACATCCAGAACAACGGTGGTCTGTTCCCGACTGAGGCGGGCATCTACTACATTGACTTCTGTGATGCGAACGGCAACCCAACGGATGATGCGTTCTTCGTCGATCCACTGCTGAACGTCGAGGACGAGACGGTCTTCCAGGTCAACGACACGGAGTACCAGCTTCAGAAGGGTGCCTTCTTGGCAGGGACGCTTCGTCTGTACCGGATGCCTGGCAACCTCCAACTGTACGAAGGCACGCATTACACGGCTGACCCTGCGACAGGGATGCTCGAGCTCACCGAGCCTCTGTCCGAAGAGGATTTCCTTTCGGCGGACTACCGTTGCCCTGGTGAGACGACGGGTCCGTGGAAGGTCATGGAGAACCGGGCGTTGACGGAACCCATCCCTGGTGTCGTGTTGGCCTTCGGTCGCCGCATCACTCCGGGAGATCGGTTGGCGGTTGTGGTGCAGTCGAAGCGATCAATCTCTGCGCTCGAGTTCGGTGGTCGTTGGGACCTCACGCTCGACGTGGATGTCATCGCTCGAGATCCGCTCGCGCAACGTGAAATTCTGGATCAGACCGCTCTGTACCTGTGGGCAACTGCGCGTCCTCGGCTCTCGAGCGCGGGCATCGAGCTTTTGTCGATCAATCTCGGCGGCGAGACCGAAGAGGTTTACGACGAAAACGCCGATGACTGGTTCTACAACGCCAGTTTCAACCTTCAGCTTCAGACGGATTGGAGCATCCACGTGCCTCTGGGCATCTGTATCCGGGGCGTCGAGCCTGGTGGAGGACCTCCATTGCCTCTTTCTGGGCCGAGTCAGGCTCCGCTCACACCGCCCTTCATCGAGCAGATCGCGGGCCTCACGGACGAGCAGATCGCCCAAATTCAGGACAACATCCGCGCGATGGCCGATCTGGGCCTCTCCCAGACGTTCGATCCCTGGTACGCGGGCAAGTCTGGTTTCCCTGGCAAGAAGAACACGGGCCCGATGCTTCGTTAGTGGGCCTATACCGGCGCACATATAGACGGAGCACGCGCGCTTGCCCATTTTCAAGTACCACTGCTCGGATTGCGGACTTCGGTTCCAGTCCATGCAGCCCAAAACGGCTGCCAAGGAGACGCTTCCCTGCAAGAAGTGCAGGGGTCGTGCGTCCCGGCAAGTCTCGGCTGCTAATTTCAAGTTCGGTCATCGGCCTGATGCTCCGGCTCCTCAGAACACGGGAGCGAGCTCGGTCGATCACGACGTGGATGTGGTGATCGGTCGAAGCGCACAGGCCAACCTGCGCGTCTACCAGGACCGCCAAGACTACAAGCGGCGCGTCATTGACGCCAACAACACTACTGGTGATCACCTCAGCCGGCTTGATAATGGCGACTACTTCGTCATGACCGAGCAACAGCGCATCGCTGCGAAGAAGGCGCGCCTTCAAAACCAGGAGGCGATGAAGCGCATCACCGAGTACCGGAAAGCGAAGGGCGCGTATGGCCGAACCGGCAAGTCCCTTTCCGGCACCCATGAGATTCCCGACGAGGCTGCTTCGTAGAAAGCGGTCGCTACCCCGGGCCTCCCTTGGAGGCACCCAGATTGAACCAGACAGACACGACAGATTGAGACACACCCGCTGTTTTCCAGCAGCACCCCGATCTTCCTCCCCTCACGGGGACGGCCAAATGGAAACCGACAAACGGACGTGAACGAGAAGCAGATGTGTACTCCAGTGCTCTTTTGAGCGCATCCAGCGACTGCAATCCAGGGCTTTTAGCTCCACAGGAGAGATCTGCCCTGACTCCGAAGAGGTAGCCCCACAATGGCCGATTTCCCAGGCAACATTTACGCCCCGCCCGGCGTGTACACGCGGACGCTTTTCGAGAGCCCGGTTTCCGCTGTACTTGCTGGTGTCCGGATTCCTGTCTTCATCGGGACCGGTAACGAGCTTCTCCAGCAACAAGACCTCGAAGTCATCCGTGGCTCCTCGAGCTCCGTGGACCAGCAGGTTCCACAGGAGGACGAGACTGGTCGCGCGGTAGTCTCGATCTCCGACACTGGCCAGGTCACCCTCGGTGACTTCAATGGCGAGCGTCGTCGGATCCAGGTGCGCAACTTCCCCATCACCAACGGTGATGGCAGCGGCACCATCGCCACCGACCCGAGCTCGATCTTCGTGACGATCAACGGGCGTGCCGATGTGGTGCTCAGCGTCGCGCGCGCCGACATCGGCGTCATCGAGATCAGCACCGCTCCCGAGCTCGGTGACGATGTGCGGATCACGTACTTCTTCAAGCGGACCGACTCCCAGATCACCGACGATGTCTCGAACCAGGCGACGCCCTCGAGCGCCGTCCTGGATGGCGCGCTCGGCAACCAGTACGAGTTCACCGCCGACACCAACGAGCTCACCGTCACGGTGGATTTCGACCAGTCGCAGGCGACTCAACAGGTCGTGACCGCGACCTTCCCGACTGGGAGCGTCACTGCCGCCACGGTTGTCTCGTTGATCAACGGCGCGGCAGCCGGCACGTCTCTCGTCGCTTCGGAGTTCACGAACAACTTTGGCCAGACCGCTGTGCGTTTGGTTGCTGACCGTGATCTGCTCATCGGCGACGGATCGGCCAACGTCGTCTTGGGCTTCTCGCGGGGTCAGAGCACCAACCGCAACCGAACTTTCTACACCTACAACGGTCCCATCGTGGACGGTACCAACGGCGGTATCACCACCACCGACGTTTCGAAGGTGACGGTTCGCGTGGACGGGGTGCAGGTCATCCCCACAGAGGTGGACGGCCAGAACCACGCTGTGACGCTGCCCTTCGCTCCCGAAGTGGGATCGCAGGTCACTGTCCAGTACTTCTTCAACTCGTGGCAAGACACGTTCGACTACCTGGCGAACATCAATGTCACCGAGGTCTTGCGGTGCGGCATCGTTCCGCTCAACAACGATTTCATCGAGGGTGCTGACTTCATCCTCAAGGACGACCTGATCGTCTGGGGTTCCGCTTTCCTGGTGTCGCCCGGAGTCACGAGCCCCGGAGCTCCCGCGTTCGGTCCCACGCAGATCAGCGGCCTGCTCATCGACAACCGATGGTTCCTTGCGCCCACCGATGTGGTGGTCGACGACACGGTCAACCCGCCTGTTGAGGATCGTACCAAGTTCACGTTGCCGGCTCAGCCCACCACGGGCAACGGTCGTGACACCCCGCTGGGTCAGCAGACTTTCCTCAGCATCAGCAACAACCGTCTCGATCTCCCGACCAACAACCCGAACCTGGTTCGGGCCTACTGGGGCTTCAGCATCCAAGACGCCCTCCAGCGCGGTCCGGTGACGGTGACGCAGGTTCAGGGTACGGAGATCACCCTCGAGCAGCCGGTGCCCGTGGGCGCCGAGGTTTGGGCGACCTTCTGGTACAACATCCTCGTCGATGAGGAGTACACCGTTCAGGTTGAGACCAGCGGACCGTCGGGCATCGGTACCTACTTCCTGTTCGACAGCAACGGGAACCCGGTCTACACGCCGAAGTTCGGTAGCAAGGGTCCGGCGCTCACCGGCGTCACGATCCAGTTCCCGAGCGGCTCGGAGATCACTCCCGACGTTCACTTCGAGGGCGGCACGCAAGGCCCCGTCGAGGAAACCGTCACCATTCAGTTCTCCGACAAGGACTCGACGATCGGCAAGTTCACGGTTCCCGGTTCGGGCCCGTATTTCTTCGTCGAAAGTCAGTCGGACCGAGCTCGGTTCACCATCGACAGCTCTCCGCTGGCGGGCGGTGCGGCCGGCATCGATCTCTCGGCGCCACACGGCATCGCGGGTCTCGGTTTCAACGCCTCGCTCCTTGGTGAGGAGATTGTCTACACCGACGACTCGGGCAAGACGACCTACGATGTTCTCGCCGGTCTGAACGACAACATCTCGTTCACGGTGGACAACGTGGTGGTCACGGTGAACGTCCCGGCACAGACGGGCGTGAACGCCGATGCCTACGTCGAGGCGATCAACGCTGAGTCCAAGCTCGCTGACAACAACCCGTACTACGACGGCGTGACGCGGTTCCTCGGAACCACGACCATCACGGCTGGTGAGTACGACACCCTCACGTTCAACTACACGGGCGTCACCAACGGCAGCACTGGCCCGGTGACGGCGACCATCGCCCCGGGTATCTACGTGTCCCCGAACGCGCTGGCTGCTGCGGTGAACTCCGCACTCGACACCGCCATCGCTGCTCTCCCGGCAGCCTACGATGGTGTGGACGTGACCTGCACGGCGAACGCGGACGGTCAGATGCGGTTCACCTTCACAGGTGCCGACACTGACCTCGGTACCTTCGCGACCGGCACCGTCACCAACGTGGCTTCGGTTCTGGGAGACACCATCGAGATTGGAGGCATCACGCTTACCGGTTCCCTTGGGGTCACTCCCGGCGGTCTCGACTACGACACCGGCCAAGCTCGAGGCACCATCATGGCTGCCGGCGTTCAGCCTGGTGACACCATCACCATCGATACCACGGCAGTGGGCGGTGGCCCGGTTCTCCTGACCGCAGCCGGAGCTCAGACTCCGGGTGGCCTCAACTTCAATGAGGGCGTCCAGGCGAGCGGCACCATCACCGTGAGCGGGCCGATCCCGAACGACACGGTTACCGTTGACGGCATCACTCTGACCGCTTTGGGAATGCAGTCCCCGGGTGGTCTGGACTTCGACGAAGGCACCCGTTCGACCGGTTCGGCTACCCTCGCCAGCGTCGTGTACGGCGACACCATCACCATCGACGCTTCGGTCGTGGGTGGTGGTCTCGTCACTCTGACGGCCAGCAACACGCTCACCCCTGGTGGTCTGGACTTCAACGTCGGCACCGCAGCCACGGGTGACTTCATGACCATGGGCGTGCGACCCGCCACCATGGCGCCGTTCCCCGTCACCCCGGCGGACACGGTTACCATCGGCGGTTCGGTCCTCACTCCGGTTGAAGGTGCCCGTACTCCGGGTTTCGATGACTTCGACGCGGGTACTCGCTCTGTCGGAACTCTGACCGTCGTGGCCGATTCTCTCGGTCCCAGCACGGGTGTCTTGTACGGTGACACGATCACCATCAACGGCATCCCTCTGGTGGCGGACAGCGTGACCACACCTGGTGGTCTCAACTTCGACGCTGGTACTCAGGCGACGGACACGCTGACCGTGACCGCTTCTCCGGCCAGCGCGACGATCACGATCGACGTGGGTGGTCTCAACGGCGGCCCCTTCCCGCTGACTCCGGCGGGTGGTCCTCGTACCCCGGGTGCGAACGACTACGACGAGACTCTCGGCACCACGGCTGCCATCGCGGGTGAGATCGCTGCTGCGATCAACGATCCGTCCAACTCCTTCGCCACGTTCATGAGCGCGGCGGCAGGTCCTGGGCCGGCGGATGTGACCCTGATCTGGACGGTTCCGGGTGTGCTCTCCAACGGTGTCGTCAACAGTAGCTCCGACGGTACGGTCACCACGACCGGTGGCTTCGGCGGCGGTGTGGGCGACGAGATCACCACTGCGACGGCCATCGTCGCGGCGATCCTTGACCCGCTCAATGGTTTGGATGCTCTCATCCAGGCTCACAACACCGGTGGCACTTCGGCTACCGTCAACATCCAGGCGTTGGCTCCGGGTGTGGCGGGCGACTCGATCAGCACGGTTTCGACCACGCCTGCTCGACTCACCTTCGGTGGTGGCTTCCTTGCTGGTGGTGTTGGTGACAACAACACCGCTGCGACGGACGCTGCGGCTGCCATCAACGATGCGTTGAACTCTTTCACCGCTACCGCAACCGCTGTTGCGGTGGGCAGCAACGTGAATCTCACGGCTGTGACTCCGGGCGCTGCGGGCAACCTCATCGCTCTGAGTACTACGGCAGCGGGTCGTTTCGTCCTTTCGGGGGGGTCCTTCACCGGTGGTCTCGGCGACGACATCTCGGCGGCGACAAGCCTGGTGGCGGCCATCACCGATCCCGCGAACGGTCTGACCGACATTGTGGCTGATAACGTGGGCGGTACGTCGGCGGTGGTCACTCTCGATTCGTTTACGCCGGGCCTGGTAGGTGATGGCATCCTGCTCTTCGAGAGCACGGGTGGTGTTCGCATCATGCTCTCGGGCGCGAGTCTCCTCGGCGGTGTTGGTGACGACACCACTGTGGCGGCTTCCATCGCGGCAGCCATCAACGATGCTGGTAACGGCATCAGTGCCACGGTGAGTGCGATGGCGGTGGGCAATGTGGTCACCATGACCGCTGTCACCCCTGGTAACGCGGGCAACATCATCGACACGACGAGCTCGGATGCAAGCCGTCTCCTCATGTCGGCGGTCACTCTCCAGGGTGGTGTGGGCACCGATTTCACGGTGGCTGCTTCCATCGCGGCGGCGATCAACGACCTGGGTAACGGTCTTGCGGCTGATATCTCGGCGGACAATGAGGGCGGCACGAGCACCACGGTGACCGTGTGGGCCAACGTTCCGGGTGTGGCTGGCAACGGCATCACTTTGGCGAGCTCGACTCCGGTGCGTCTCCCGCTCTCGGGTGGTGTGTTTGGTGGTGGTCTCACCGACGTGGGTGTGGCGACGACCATCGTTACGGCCATCACCGATCCACTCAACGGTCTGGACACGCTCGTCACGGCCGACAACAGCTCCGGCACTTCCTCCACTGTGGACCTCACGGCGGCGGTCCCAGGCCCGCAGGGGAACTTCATCACGCTCTCCTCGAGCGACATGGTCCGTCTCCCGGTGTCGGCGGCGACTCTCACGGGTGGCTCCGGGCTCGGCGGCGGTGTGTTCGAGTTCCTCGATGGCGCGTCTTTGGCTGTGGACTTCGCGGTTCTGGCCGGTCTGTCTACGGATTCGCTCCCGAGCCAGGAGCAGACCAAGATCGTCGATGGTGATGTGGCTCGCCGCTTCACGGCAGCGGGTGTGAGTGGTCGTCTGATCTACGACCGCATCATCATGCGCAACCGCGTCACTCCGGGGTCCGGTTCCATTCGTCCGGAAAGCCAGGTTGCTCAGACCAACCTGGTCATACAGGGAACCAACGCCAACGACGAGACGGGACTGGCTTCCCGTGCCTTCGGCGAGGCGGGCATCGGTGCTGTGATTCAGCCGGCGACGCTCTACGGCGAAGTCGGGTTCGCGGATGGTCAGGTGCCCTCGGGTACCTTCGGCGACGCTCGAGACGGTCAGCCCCAGGTCCAGTTCTTCGGACCGAACGGGGTCAACCCCCAGAACAACGTGTTCAAGTTCAACGTTGATGGCACTCCCGTCACCGTCGTGTTCACGGACGCTTCTGGGTTCGCCATCCCGACGGCGGGTACCGCTACGGTTCCGCTTGGGCCGCTCGGTACGCCGAACACCATCCTCAGCCAGATTCAGACGGCGGTTGTGGGTGCGGGTCTCTCGCCCATGACGGTCGCCCCCGAAGGTGCCGGTATGCGACTCGTCTCGCAACTGGTGGATACCAACTCGGCTGTGACCATCGACAACGGCAACGCCAACGACGTGCTCGGGTTCTCCGAGGGCGCCACGGCTACCCGTGACTCGGTGCAGGTCGAGAAGGTGGCTTCGGCGCTGATGATGCACCACAGCACGACCATCAATGGTGTGCTGCTCGATTACCAGAGCCCCGACGCGAACTGGTTCGCGGCTCAGGCTCTGGCGGCCAAGGAAGTGGACTCCAGCAACGCGGAGTTCCTGTTCATCCAGTCGCAGGCCAACAACATCGTGGGTCTGGGCGCTTCCTCGAACATCGTGTTCCTGGACGCGACGACCGACTCCTGGCTCCGTACCGGTACTGGCCTTCGGGTCCAGTCGGGCGACGGTGCTTCGGGCGAAACTGGGTTCCAGGGCTTCTACGTCACGAGCTCCGATCCCATCGACGGTTCCGGTTCGGCCAACACCTCGTGCCTCAACAACGGCACGGGTCAGGACGGCGTCATCGGTCAGAGCTACCGTGACACGGTCACGGGGCTTGTCTTCACCATCCTCCCGCGTGAGGGTGGTGCAGACTACCCGATCGGACCGGGGGCGTTCTTCACCTTCGAGGTACGGCGCTTGGTGACCACGGACGCCAACGTCCCGGTCAACTCGCTTCCTGGCCTCGAGCTCACGGTGGCGAACACCGAAGGTTCGACCATCCCGACGGGCGATACGGCCATCGTCGAGACCTTCGACCGTGGCGGTCAGGAGCCGGCGGTGGGTGACAGCTACTTCGTCACCTACAACTACTCCAAGACGGAGGCCGACTTCGAGACCCAGCTCTTCACCAACCAGCGGGCGGTGGAGCGGAACTACGGTGAGATCAGCCCGGATAACCCGGTGTCTCTCGCGGCGTTCCTCGGGTTCTTGAACGGAGCTGTGGTCCTCGGCATCAAGCAGGTGCCGAAGATCCCGGGCAGCAACCAGGCCAGCACGCCGACTTTCATCGACGCGCTCAACGACTTGCGTGGCCCTCTGCCTGGTGGTGCGGTTCTCGACACCATCACCCCGCTCAAGGGTGATGATGTGGACCTGTTCTTGTCCCTCAAGAACCACTGCGACATCCAGTCCAGCATCCGCTTCCGAGCGGAGCGTACGGGCATCATCGGAGTGGCTTCGGGCACGCAACCCACTGACGTGGGAGGCATCGCTCAGCAGATCCAGAGCACCCGCATCCGTCTGGTCTACCCGGACATCGTGACGCTCACCGTCCAGGACGCCCTCGGCAATGACAAGCAGTTCCTGCTCGATGGCACCTTCTTGGCTGCGGCCATGACCGGTAACCGGGCGAGCCCGAACATTGACGTGGCAACCCCGTGGACGCGGGCACGCATCGTCGGGTTCGACCAGCTCGCACGGACGCTGGACGCTGTCGAGCAGAACCAGGTTGCGGTTCAGGGCGTCACCGTCCTTGATCAGCGTGGCACCGTGATCCGGGTCCGTCAGGGCCTCACCACGGACATGAGCAACATTCTGACCAAGCTCCCGACCGTGATCACCATCGCGGACGAGGTGCAGCGGGCAGCTCGACGAGACCTTGATCGCTTCATCGGCATCAAGTTCCTCCCGGGTGTGCTCAGTCAGATCGAGGGTCAGCTCTCGACCACGATGAAGGCGCTCAAGAACGCCGAGATCATCACGGCGTTCACTGGGATTCAGGCACGGACGACCAACGACCCGACCATCGTCGAAGTCGAGGCTTTCTATCAGCCCGTTTTCCCGCTTTTGTATATCGTCATCACTTTCAATCTGCGCTCGAATTTGGGCGGATAACCAAGAAAAAGGGGTGGGGTTCGCAGGTCTTTACCCCTTTCTTTTCTAGGTTGATTTGTGGACCGGCTTCCGGTAGGCTGGGTGCATGGATGAGACCCAGAATGCAGAGGCCCGGAGACTTTTCTCCGGGCCTCTGACTTTGAGCGAAGCGGCCAAGACCTTGGGAGTGGGTCGGGACCGCCTCCGTCGTTTCTGGGGCGACGTGTTCGGCGACGAGGCTGTCAGATCTCGGGGGAATGCAGCCCGAGGCAGGGCTCGGAGCAGGAGCCGTTTGAAAGGCGACGACTTGGCGCGAGCGCGCGAGAAGGGCCTCTCGCAGTTCCACAGCACCATTCCCCTGAAGAAGGTGGCCAAGGAGGTGGGGGTTCACTCCACCGTCCTTCGACGCTGGTGGAGGGAGGAGTTCGGAGAGCCGGCGACGCTCGAGCGCGCCAGACGTTTGCAGAAGACCAACACCGTCGGCGTCACGGGGCCTCGGAAGTTGAAGAAGACGCGTGTTAGTTGCTCAGAGTGTGGTGTGGAGTTCGAAACCACGCTCATGTCGCTCGCCAAACGCGCCACCATCGTTTGCGAAGGTTGTCTGTCCAAAAAGAAAAACCCAGTGGCCTGTCCTGTGTGCGGGCTCGTGTGCGAAGGTCCCAAAGGGTTGTCTGTCCATCTTCGGCACTCCAGAGACGACCCGGCACATCGAGAGTACGGCGCGCAAGGGCGCGGACGTGGTCTTCAGCCAGGAGCCGCCGCCACCGGAGCCCGAAACAGTGCGCCGCCCGGCCCGGGTCGCCCGGACGCTGGCCCTGGCGCACCGCCTCCAGCGGGCCATCGACAGCGGCGAGATCCAGGACCGCGCCACGCTCGCCCGCCAGTACGGGCTCACCCGCGCCCGGGTCACCCAGCTCCTGAACCTGACGCTGTTGGCCCCCGACATCCAGGAGCAGGTCCTCGCGCTCGAAGCGGTCGATGGGCTGGAGCCCACCAGCGAGCGGGCGCTCCGGGAGGTGTCGTGGGCGATGGAGTGGGAGGAGCAGCGGCGGCGGTGGGCGAAAATTGTGGGATAAACACCTGAACACCTGCCCAGTTTTGGCTTGCACTCTCTTGTACTCTGTTGTACTCACGAGACATGGAACCGATTGCTCACAGCCAGGACAAGGCACTTACTGTCCATGAAGTTGCTGATCTACTCAAGGTCAATGAGCGGACAGTGTATCGCTTGGCATGCAAGGGCATGCTTCCAGGGTTCAAGGTCGCTGGTACATGGCGATTCATGGCAAATGACGTTTCCGAATGGATAAAAAACGAAAAAGAGAAAGCTCGGGTCGCAGGAACGGGAGGTCACAAGTGAAAAGACCGGTAGCAATGGAGATATGCGCCGGTGGCGGCGGACAAGCCCTGGGTCTCGAACTCGCGGGATTCGACCATGCTGCCGTAGTTGAGATCGACTCTGCAGCGTGTGCAACGCTGCGTCAGAATCGACCCTCATGGAATGTAGTTGAAGGAGACCTGAAAGAGTTCGACGGAAAGCCATACCGGGGAATTGATCTATTGGCGGGAGGTGTTCCCTGTCCGCCGTTTTCCATTGCTGGGAAACAGCTCGGAGCCGATGACGAAAGGGATCTTTTCCCGGAGGCTCTGCGTCTTGTCAGAGAGACCAAGCCACGTGCAGTGTTGCTCGAAAACGTGCGGGGGCTTGCATCACCGAAATTTGCAGATTATCGAGCGGGAATCATTCAAAAACTAGGTCGAATGGGATACCGCGCGGACTGGCGCCTTCTCAACGCCAGCGATTTCGGTGTCCCGCAACTTCGTCCTAGATTTATTCTAGTTGCACTTCGCAAGGAAATTGCAGACCGTTTCGAGTGGCCTGAGCCCATCGGCAGTCCGCCAACCGTCGGTGCGACGCTGAAGGATCTGATGTCGTCTGGCGGCTGGGCTGGGGCCGACAATTGGGCGAAGAGAGCAGCGGATATTGCACCCACTGTTGTTGGAGGATCAAAGAAACACGGTGGGCCAGACTTGGGTCCAACTCGGGCCAAAAGGCAGTGGCTCGAACTTGGAGTCGATGGCTTGGGGATAGCGTACGACCCGCCCGGTCCTGATTTTCCAAAGGAAGGTACTCCGAAACTCACGGTTAAGATGGTTGCCCGTGTTCAAGGCTTCCCCGATGCATGGGAGTTCTCTGGCAAGAAGACCGCTGCATATAGGCAAGTCGGCAACGCATTTCCACCACCGGTCGCAACGGCTGTTGGAAAGGCCATTCTCAATGCTTTGTCCGAAAATGGGAAGTCGGTGAATCCTGACCGGGGACTGACCGGTCTTCCATTACTGGAGATGATGGAGAGGGCGGAACAACAGAATACCTAGTGAGAATCTGGGCGAAACTGATGACCGATGGGGCGAATTACTTCTTTTTGTCAGTGACGTACTCGGCTACCGCTTCCGCAACGCAGAGACCCAGACTTTTGCCCGTGTCGATGGAGTATTGCTTCAGCGCCACCTCTACATCGCGAGAAACCTGTACCAGCAGCCGCCGCCCAACTCGTTCTGGGAACGCCCATGAGCATTCCTGGCATTCAAGTTCGCAATCCGCACACGCTCTTCGTTTGCCGACGTTACACTCCACGCATAGCGGCTGCCAGTTGGTAATGTCGTGTGACCCACCTCGCTTGAGAGGGACTTTGTGGTCGGCTTGCAGCCCCCGCACTCCAGCCGCGAACTTCCGATCGCAAACTGCACACCGGTACCTTGCACGGTTGAAGAGATCCTTTTTTTGGCCCTCGGTGAGAGAGTACGAGAGGGAAAAATCGACGGCCGACACGAGTTTGGATGACCTTGAGGAGGGAGAGGACTACGTCCGGTGCCAAGTGTGCGGGATGGCGGCCAAGTCACTGTCGAGCCACATCCGGGTCCACGGTTTGAATTGGGTCGAGTACGCCCGGAAGTTCCCTGGATTCTCGCTGTGGTCGAGGAAATCTTACGAATACCGGAGGGCCCGCCTTCAAGAGACCCATCGGAGAGCGGGGATCACAGAGAAGGACTTTGCCCCGTACACGGACGAGAACGGGGACCTTGTGGTGGCGGCTGCCGCCAAAGGTTTGAAATTCTCGCAGGGCACCATCCGGGAGTACGCCAAACTTCTCGACGTCCCCACCCGGAACCGGCTCTCGGCTCAGAAGCAGGTGCTGGACCTCATCTCTGGTGTTTTGGGGGAGAGGTACGTGTGGGAGTGGTCTGACGATAGGGTGCGGAGCCCGGACACGGGCGCCCTCCTCTACTACGACGGTTTCTTCAGAAGGCACAACCTTCTCGTCGAGTATCACGGCCCGCAGCATTTCCAGTTCGTCCCTCGGTGGCACAGGACCCCGGAGGGGTTCGATCGACAGCAGGATATCGACAGATACAAAGCGCGGCGGGCCGAGGAGCTGGGTATCGAGCTGGTCGTCGTACGTCATACGGACGACATCAGCGAGGAGAACCTGCGGAGCATCCTCCAGAACCGCGTGGGGTATCAAGAGAGGCAGCAGCGGCGGGAGGCCGCTGCTGAGGCTGCGATGGAGCGTTTGCGCGGCAGCGATTTCCCTCTCCCCGAGCAGCCCTCCCCCGAGGAGGCTTCGGAGGTGTTGGAGAAATTGAGGAGGCTGCGGCAGCGGGAGGAAGAGGGAATTGTCCTGCCCCGCTCGTACACCGGCAACGCGCTGTGTCGCAGGTATTTCCCCAACATTTACAAAGCCCGACGCAAGGGGCACCCCTCTGCCGTCGAGTGCTGGGAAAACGACCAAGAGCTTCGCAGGGCGGTTCTGACGCAGATCGACGCCGGACACCCCACAACCCCTGAGCGCGTTCTCAAAGCTTTGACGTTTCACCACAGGCTCCCCGCAGTGTTCCGTCCCGCCTTCGCCCGTTTCATCTACGAGAAGTTTGCGCGGCCTGGGGACTTGGTCTGGGACCCTTGCTCCGGCTACGGGGGGCGCCTCCTGGGGGCCGCTGCCGCGAGGGTCCGCTACATCGGCACAGACATCGAGCCGGAGACCGTCGAGGGCAACCTCGCTCTGGCCGCCGACATCGGATACAAGGCCGACGTCAGGCTTGTGTCCGCCTTGGACGCCGACATCCCCGAGGTGGCTCTGGTGTTCACGTGTCCCCCTTATTTTGACATGGAGCAGTACTCCGACCGCGAGGGGCAGCCGCACGTCTCCTATGACGGGCGCTCCGACTGGATCGAGAGGTTCCTGTTCCCTCTGGTGGGACGGGCCTCCGGGGCGCTGTCGACGGGAGGGCGTCTGGTTTTCGTCCTCCCGGACGACCTTCACGTCGCCTCGTCGCCCGAGATCCTCCGGAAAGGTTTCGTCTGGGACGCAGAGATCGGTTTCGAGCTCCCGAACGGCAAGGTCTCCAAGGCCGTCGCCTATCGTAAAAAGTAGTGCTCGTTCGTCTATAGCTCTCCGTATCGCAGAGAGCATGAGCGACAGCAGCGGCTACATGAACGTGCCTCCCACCGAGCTCGCTCGGATGGTCAAGGGGGAGCGAGATCCCGAAAAGCGCAGGGAGATGCAGAAGGCACTCGACGCTTGGCGGCTGACCCAGGGGAACCCCCTCGCTCGAAGTGCACAGCGCGTGGCGCGCTCGTGGCTGTCCTCGTTTGTCTGTTTATAGGCGGCACTTTGAGTAGAGGGACTGATCTTGTCCCATTTTGCGCGGTCCTGGTCCCCTGTTGGGCCCAGCCGCCTCACCGAGAGGAAGGCCAATGCCAAACACGGATTTGATGCCCGCCAACAGCGTCCAGGGCTCGAGCTACATCTACGACTTCGGTACGTCGCCTCAGACGCGCACCGCTGTCTCCCAGAAGGTGCGGCTTCTGACCCCGGCGTACGGTTCCAACGAGCAGCTCATGTTCCAGATGGGCGTGCTGAGTTCGTTCACGCCGAACGAGACGCGCACCATCGACACGCTTCGTGGCATCGGTTTCGGCGACATGATCGCCGAGCTCGTCCCGAGCGTGACGGAGGCCATGACAGCGGGCTTCGAGCGCGCCCTGCTCTACCTCAGCAACCTGTGGCAGGCCACGGGTTACGCTGGTGGCGCCAGCGGCCCGGTGCGTTCGCTTCGTCACCACCGTTGGCCCTTCGACATCGAGCAGCAGCTCGTTTTCTCGAACATCGCTGACTTCGACCTGACCGGTCAGTCCGGTGTCGGGTTCAACGGCGGCGGCGGCACCTTCGACGGTGGCGTCAAGTCGATCCAGTACCCGCAGGTCACCAACGACCCTCAGAACAACCCCGCTGACGCGCGAGCCCACACGGCGATCATCACGCTCTACGAGACGTGCTGGTTCAACTCGTGGTCGCTCACGAACCTCAGCCGCGATACGGGCATGTTGATGGAAACCGGCGACGTGACCATCTCCGACGTGCACGACTTCTCGTCCGAGTACGGCGAGTTCCTCGCGACTGGTAACGACCCGACCATCGGCCAGGTGGGTTCGGTGCGTTTCAACGCCAGCACTCAGCGCGCGGCTTCTGACTTCATCACCGCCTAGTAGGAGTTTTACGGGTAGGGTGAGACTGAGTGTCTTGCCCTACCCAGGTGCCCTCCTCATCCGAGGAGTGGTTTTTGAGCAACCCGAGCAATCGGTGGAAGGCGTCTCCGACGCAAACGAAATGTGAAAAAGATGGGAACGAACGGACCCTTCTCGAGCTGTTCGCCCTTCCTCCCCTCCGGGGACGGTCAGATGAAGATGAAGATGGGATCGAACACACACACCAAGTTTGCGCTGTGACCGCGACCCACCGACTTGCTCCACAGATGTGGAGACAGTCATGGTCAACCTGAAGGCTCTCGAAGCCGCCATCAACAGAGTCGAGAACGTCCGCCACCACGAATTCACGTTCGAGGTGAGTGGTCAAGCAATTACAATCCGGATCCTCAAACCTGAAGAGGAATCCGAGGTTCAGAAGTACGCTCAGATCGCGCTCGAGAGCGTCGATCCTGACGGGCCGCCCGATCAGGGCGCCTACATGGACCTGATGAACCGGATGCGTCAGGCGACACTCGGGCACGCCATCGTGCAGCTCGGTGACATCGACTTGCGCGGTGTCGAGTTTCTTCAGACCGGAGAACACGACGACAACGGCATCCCGATCTCCGTCCCCAAGTGGGAGGCCATTACCAACATGGTGGCCGAGTGGAGCCAGCAGATGCTCAGTGAGGTTTCCAAGAAGTACGGGGATCTTGTTGACCGGGTAGACATCCACGCTGACAAGGTCGTCAAGTACGACCCCGTTGACCTGGATACTGAGATCGAGCGTGTCGAGAAGCGTCTGAAGGATCTGCGTGAAGCCAAGAGCAAGCGCGATGGCGCCGCTACTGGTGGACCTGTTCCGCAGGCGCAGTCCGGCGAGATCAACACGAGGCCAACGCCGCAAGCTCAGCCTCAAGCCCAACCTCGGTCCCAACAATCGTCGCCGCCTCCGAGTCAGCCTCAACCGCCTCAGCAGCAACCACAGGCCCCTCAGAGCCCACAGGGGCGCCAGTCGGCGGTTCCTCAAGCCGCACCGCCCCCGCAGCGAGCTCCGCAACAGGAGGCCGCACAGGAGCCTCAAGAGGGGCAGCCGCAGCAGTTCGTGGATGAGCAAGGCATCTTGCTTCCTGACGGGGGCGACTCTTTCTTCGACCCCTCCGATCCGGGGCAGGCGATGGAGATCGAGGCGCGTCGGCAGGCCATGCTTCACCAGCAGCACTTGGCTCGTCAGCGAGCCAAGGCTCAGGAAGAGCAGATGCGCCGTGAGATGGGCATCCCGTCCGCACAAGAGCACGCACGGCAGATGGCTGAGGGTCAGCGGCAGGCGTCGCGTCCCAACGCTGTGGATCTTTCGAAGCCTGCGGGAGGAGCAGCAGCCGGAGTTCGCCAGGCTGCCAACCTACACAATGCAGTGTTCGATCCTCAGACGAACTCGGTGCAGCCCGGTCGTCCTCAGCGAGCTCAGCCTCAACCAGGAGGTGCAGGGAAGCCTGCGGAGCTCCATGGCAAGCCTGTCTTCAAGATGCCGGCTCAGACGTTGGACCGTCCCGAGGCTCCAAAGCGGAAACACGGGGAACCTGCCCCGGGTCCCGTGCAGATGAACCCGTCGGCTGGCGGTCGCAACCCCAACTTCCGCCCAAAGGGTTCGTAGTCTGTGCAGCTTTCCACCACCACGCCAGAGCAGCGATCGAGCATCTACGAGGATGTTCGAGCTCTGATTTCCCCTGGTTTTCTCGTTCACCATATCAGCGTCAACGGAACTCGTTTCGTACTTCGTTCGCTGAGCGATGACGACTGGTTTGTGTTGCGAACACGCACCTGGGGAGCTTCGGTGAAAGAGTGGAAGGCGTGGATGGTGAGCTCGGCGTGTTGGATGGTGGATGGCCAGATCACGCTGGGAGAAGATGAGGCTCAGTACCGGATTTTCGAGATGTGCATGACGATGCCCGACTCCATCCTCGGGGATCTCGACATGGTCGTTACTGCGTTGATGAAGCGCGTACAAGAGGCGGCCTATCGAGTCGAGAGCTTCATGTATGAGGACGAGTCACGGGTTTTGTGGACCTCTCAGGGCGGCTCTGAACTGCACACGTATTTTCACGGTCGTCAGGTTGCGAACAACGCGGTTCGTCGAATTTGGTCCTACTACAACCACATCGAAGATGAACGGATCCAGAACGACTACCTCTGGTCGATGGCCAAGTTCCAGGCCAGCCCTCACGCCCCGAAGGGTGTGAAGAAGATCCAGGCGCAGGACCAGAAGAACCGAAACGAGGAGAAGCGTCGGCGTCAGAAGATCATGGACCGGATCTTCTACGAGGCTCAGGGGCTTGTGCCTCGAGCCTCGAAGAAAGAACTTCGGCGAGGTGCTGGAGGTCCTTGGCAAGACGTGCATATGGCGGAGACCGAGGAAGAGCTCCATGAGGTCATGCGCCGGTGGGTTGCTGGCATCAAGGACGATCACGACCGTGTCGTGGATGGGGTCAAGTCTCGGATCAAGGCAGAGGTCGAAGGGCGGAAGCTCAAGGCTGAAGCGCAACGGAAGGCACTTGCTTCGGCGCTCGAGGAAGAAGGCATCACCAAGAGCCAGCTCGTTCCGATTGCGGGGCAGGCGGGACAGGATTTCCTCAACCGAGTGCGGAGCCGGGTCGGTGGCACCTCGAAGGTGCTTCAGGACGCCACGCACAACAGCGCGTACGACAAGTACATCGCAAAGAACCCAGAGGTCGGCAATCTCGTTGTGGATGACGAAGGCCGCATCCTATCGAGTCAAGACGTGGACCCGAGCATGGTCAACATGATGCTCCGTCCCGATGACGGTGAGGAGGGCATGACACTACAAGAGCGGGTCCAGAAACGGCGTCCAACAGCGGTGTTCCGAGATGAGGAGGATAGCTAGCGATGGCTGACTACAAGCTCGGCGTAGACATCGTCGTCAATAACAAGAGTGGTCGAGAGATCGCTGACCAGGTCGGGAAGGCGCTTGGCGAAGCTGCAAAGTCCTGGAAGGATGACATCGCTCGCAACACGGCCAAAGGCATGGCCGCTGGTTTCAAGCTTGCGTACTCCTCGGGTCGTAGCGGTGAAGCCATTGCGAAATTCGTGGCCTCGAATCTCACGGAGGTCTACGAGAAATTCAACAAGGCTGTCGGTGACGGAAACGTCAAACAAGCGGCAAAGCTCGAGCGTCTCCTGGATAAGCGTACGCGGCAGTTCGAGCGTGAGGCCCAAGCCCAGGCTGATGCGTACGAAGCGATGCAGAAGCGGTCGGCTCAAACCTGGGCTGAGAACGCTGACAAGTTCCGCAACACGGTAGACGACATCAACCGCTCCATGCACATGAAGGACCCTTCGGGGTACATCGGCATGGGTCGTCAAATTGGCGGTCGCATCGCCGAACGAGGTCGGGCACGGCAGCACCAAGCTGGCGAAATGTTGAAGTCTGGGCAGATCGACGAAGCCCAGGCTGCGAAGATGGCGTCTCGAGGTGCGATGGTCGCCAAGATTGGTGTCGCGCTGGGCACCATCGCAGCCGTCGCGGGTGCTGTTCTCGCGCTCATCAAGCTGTTCATGGACCTCAACGACCGCATCGTTGACATGAACAAGGCGATCCTCAAGACGGGGACCATCTCCGACATGGGGATCGGAGGTCGAGCTTTCGACGCTGCTCACAAGTTCAACCGTGAGCTCGAGACGATGCGCACCGATGTTCTCGCTGCGGCTTCCGAGCTCGATGGGTTCCGGGTTTCGTCGGACGAGATGTTCGGCACGCTGGGTGCCCTCAACGAGTACGGCAAGGGGTTCGAGAAGATCGCGGACCAGATCGATCGAGGCGCTACGCACCTGCGTAACTACGGGGACGCAGCCGAGCTCGCGATCACGTACGCGAAGCTTATGGGCACCAGCTCAGAGGAGATGGGCCAGAACATGAGCCGCATCGCCAACGATATGGGTCAGGACTTCGAGCGTGTGGCCGAAGGTCTGTCGGCGGTTCGGCAGGAAGCTCTCTTGTCCGGGTTCTCCATGAAGCGTTTCGTTGGCACCATTATGGAAGCCACGAGCGGCATGGGTGCCTATGCTGTCCGGCTCGAGGAAGCCGGGAAGACCCTGAAGTTCTTGAGCAACATCATGGGTGAAACGGCGGGTGCTGAGCTCTTCAAGTCGCTCACCAACGCTTTCACCGAAGCATCGACTAGCGATCGGCTGAAGGAGATCTTGACGACGGGTCAGGCTGAGATGGCTGACATTTTCAGAGATCAGGCGCTTGCCAGTGCTGAGTCGATTGCGAAAGAACTCGACATTCCTGCGTACCAAGGTCCGGGTGGCGGAGAGGCTCTCGTTCGAAGGATTTCAGGGATGAACGAGAAGGACCGCATGGACATGTTGGCCCGCATGAAGGCAGCGGGTTACGAGCCTGAGCTCGTCCAGCGCCTCGACAACCTCGTTGAGGAAGTTCGAGCAGGCAACGGTGACCTCGATGCGATGGTCAACGCGATGAGCACCTTGGGCCCGGCGGGTACCTTGGCCGCACTCACGCAGAGCCAGGTGTTTGGCGGCCGAATGCTTCACGAGTTCGTTCAGGAAGAAGGCTCTGCGGGTCGTGCTGCGGCTGAGAAGCTTACGGGTCGAACCGGCAAAGCTTTCGAGGCTCTGGTCGATGCGTCTAAAGGTACGGCTGCCGACATGGTGGCTCTTCGTCAAATCCAGAAGGAAGTCCGGGACGACGGTCGCAAGCTTTCCAAGGAAGAGCAGATGACGATGGCGGAGCTCTACGGGGCTACCGTAGATGCCACCGGCAAAATCGTGGGTGCTTCGGCGGATATTGCCGCAGGCACCGTCGAGATGGGTGAGGAGATCACAACTGAGCAACGGCTCATGCTCGCCCAAAACAATCGTTACAAGCAGGCGGAGGAAGAGGCCGTATCCGAGGACATCAAACTGGCACGTCGCGTTGCGCAGTCCACTGAGAAGTTGGCCAACGTGATGGAGGCCAACATGCTTCAGGTCCTCAACAAGATCTACAAGACCGTCTACGACTTCTGGCAGGACTTCCTCGGGATCTTTGGTCAAGAGGATCCAGGGATTCAAGGTCGTATCGGGGCCCAGAACCGTTTCGCGAGGGAGCAGCAAAGGGCGATGGATGCGATGGAGCAGAACAGCAAAGCCATGACTGCGCTCCAGGAGGCCATCGAGACGGAGAAAAACCCTATTCGTAAGAAAGCGCTTCAAGAGATGCTTCAGAAGCGCTCCGAGGCCCAGGTTGATCTTGAGTCTCAGCGTGAGCTCGCAGCCCTTGCTGAAGAGGCTGTCCGCAACATGGACACGGAAGGGAAAACGCAGGAGGATATTCAAAAAAAGGTTGCGGACATTCTTTCGGAGCGTGGCTACGAACTAGACGGTCGGGCTCTTCTCGACGAGAACGCGGCCCGTGCCTTTGGCCAAGACCTGGTTGAGGGAGCAACTGGAACGGGCAAAGCAGGTGGCGTCCTCGGAGGGTTCTTCGGTGCAAAACAGGTTGGCGCAGCTAGCTTTTACACAGGCTTGATCGAGGAAGAGGGCTATGGGAGAGGCGCTGAGTCCATTCGTAGGATGATCGGCGCTAAGGCAGGTCTCAGTGCACGCGACAACCTTCCTACGGCAGAACAACAGGCGGAGCTTGATGCGGCGGTCGTGGCTGCTCAGATTACCGGTATGTCTGCGGAAGATTTTTTGCAGAAGATAGTGGAGATTTCGACCAAGCAGGTTGCACAAGAAGCACGTGGAAGTGCGGTCGGGGACATCCTCGGAACTCTCGATCAAGACCTCGGGTCGATTGCCGAGAATACAAACAAGATGGTGGAGTCTCAGAAGAACCTTGAGACCGGCCTCAAAGTTAAGGACATGATCCTTCCCGCTGGTGGAGGTCGTCCCATCATTACGGATCCTCAAGACACCCTCATGGCGTTCAAGCCCGGGGGCGCCATTTCCCAGGCGATGGGCGGTGGGGGCGGTGGCGGCCCCGTGACCGTGAACATCTACGGAGGCGATCCGCAGAAGGTCTACGAACAAGTCATGCGCGTCATGAAGACACTCGGCCATGCCTGATCAACTTCCATACTTCACCCCCCACCTCGAGTTGGGGGATGATCCGGATGCCCCGGAGGGCAACGATCTACGTCGTGGCCGGCGTCCGGTGATTTTTGACGTGGTCAAGTCGGATCGTGAGACGAGCATTTTGCCGGAAGGTCTCCGTCTCGTTCTTCACGTTAACCCCAGGTCGATGAACCTGTCCTACGCGAAGCAGACCGATCGCGTGCAGACGCGCGGAGGCTTCGTGGAGTTCCACTGGGGCGACGCGGCCGAGGAGATCACGTTCGAGGCAGCGACCGGCGGCTTCATGCGTCTCTACGCGGGCCTGTCGAACATCACGGGGGGTTCGGGGACACAGGGGCGTCGAGAGACCATCGCGTACGACAAGTACCTCGACCTTCTGTCGCTGTTTCACAGCAACGGGGCCATCTACGACCGGCTCGGTAACATTGTGCAGCAGGGCTACATCAAGATGACCTTCGACGGTGCGGTGCACATCGGATGGTTCTCTGACCAGTTCACGGTCACCGAGGCGGCCAACCAACCGTACATGTTCAACTTGAGCACCAAGTTCATCATCGACCAAGAGATCTTGCGGTGGCGCAGTTCGGATCTTGGTCTGCGATCGGATCGCATCGGGGCGGCACCGCTTTCGACGTTTGATGCTGAGGCTATCACGCTTCGCGACATCGTCTCTCCGAGGCCCAACCCCGATCTGATCGATCCCTTCACCGTGCCTCCTCCGACGAACCCGGACTTCGACAACACGCCTGATCTCCTCAAGGATCCCTTCGCGACGCAGCCGGCCACTACTATTTTGAACGAGGAAGTAGACCCGTTCGCTGCCGATCCGTTCGACCCTCAGCGTGTCCTCGAAGGAGACCCGACACTGTTTGGTGCGCCGGAAGGCACGGAGACCTTCCCGATTGAGCCGGATGCTGGTGCCGGTATTTTGCCGGATTTCGAGCCGGAAGAGGGCGGCCCTCCGCCACCAGAAGAGGAAGAGCCTGAAGAAGAGCCCGAGGAAACCGAGCTTCCCGGGGTCGTGGATCCTCCCCCACTTCCAGGAGTTGAGGAGCCCTAAGTCATGGCGGATCTGAGTGACGAGGACTTCCCCGGGTTCCAGCCGCTCGCGAACTATCGCGGGTTTCGGTATGGTCCCAACTTCGTCCCGCAGAGTCGCGGGGCCGACTCTCTTGCGCTTGATGGGACGAAGCAGCGCCTTCGTGACCCTCAGCTTGGTTCACCCTTCACTTTCCGTATCCGTCCTCCGGCCACGTTGGTGAACGCGCTTCTCGGAGGCGGTGGGGCTCGTACACGGGGTCCTTTTGATCCTCTCCTCGAGGAAGTTTTCCAAGAAGCGCTGGACAACCTCATGGTGGTGGAGCAGCGGTTTGCTGCGGGTCTTGCCACCATGCAAGAGCTCGAGGAAGCTCGGTCTGGTCTCCTTGGTGGGCGCCCTCGTCCGAGCAACAACATCAACATCATCGAGACGGCACAGAGGGCCAACAACAACTTCAGCCGCACGTTGGATGCCCGTGCCGGGTTCGATGCTCGCAACTACGTCGCCAACAGTGACACGCAGGGTTCGGGGACTACCGAGCAGCCGCCGCTTATTGCTGCCAACGGGCAGGAGTTCGATCAGCGGAGGGTTGAGCAAAGCCAGGCGAACCAACCGGCGGTGTCGGACCTCGACCAGGCTCGAGACGTGATTGTGCAGCTCAACAAGGTGCTCGCGACACCACCCTTGACCCTGCTCATCAACCCTGAGCAGCTTCAAATCACGTACACGAAAAAACAGGTCTACCAGGACCGCAACCGTTTCAACTACATCTTCCAGAGCTGGGGAGAAGAGCAGGTTCGTCTCTCGGTGTCCGGCAAGTCCGCCGGGTTTGTCGTGGGTGCTGTTGGCGGAGCCGGTACCTTTGAGACCAACAACGGTCAGGGCGTCATCCCAACCGAAACGGACGAGCCGAGCGGCTATCAGTACGCTTCGAAGTGGGATTCGGCTGCATGGCAGAACCTGATGGGGCTTTTCGCCTTCTACCGGAACAACGGGTACATCTACGACAACCGTGGACGCCCTTCGTCGGAGGCGCACCTGTTCATCGGCAACGTGGAGATCGCGTACGACCAGTGGGTGTACGTCGGCAACTTCGAGAACTTCCAGTACAGCTACTCGGAAGACAAACAACACGGTGCTGTGGATTTCAGTTTCGATTTCGTCGCTTCGTTCATCTTCGATCGTTCTAAGGGCGGGGCGGTTACGCCTCTCCCCTCAGTGACGCCTTCGCCGAGTGAGGAAACGGCACGCATCGCGGAGTTGTCGGCGGAGCTTGATGCTCTTCTCGACCAGTCGTACAACTCCGAGTACTCACAGACATTGCCGCTGGGAGAGCAAGGATCGCCTGCGACATCGGTTCTGGATGAGCAAATTGATGTCACGTCTCAGAACCCGCTTCAAGGTCCTGAGATCGCACCCGGTGTTTTCCTGCCTCCTGGATCGACGACGAGGTTCCCGGTGGGGGGTCCTAACAACGCGGGAATCCCTGACGGGTTCGATGGGCAAGGTTTCTAGTCATGGGCAACATCGAAGATCGTCCTTACGCTGGAACATGGGTTCTCAACAACCGTTCGGTGGTGAAGTACACCCCCGATGCGTTGGTGTTCATCAACGGCGACACCTCGTTACCTGGGTGCGCTCGCTGTCGTGGTCGCATCGAGGTCCAGCGGTTCGTCACCGGGATGTCCGTCGAGGCCGGTACCGATCCCGTGTCGCACTCGGCCAGCATCCAGTTGGCTCTTCCGCGCGTGCAGGGCAAGCAGGTCTTCATCGACGGCTACAACATCCTGCGCCCCGGTCTCGAGGTCCACATCTTCATGCGCGGGTACTTCCCGATCCGGGGCATGTTCTCGCACCTGTCGGGGCAGCCTTCGGGCCCTGACGCGCAAGGTTCCCCTTCTGACGCGAACCAGTTGGACCTCAGCAAGTACGCGACGTACCCGTACTACCCGGTCTTCCACGGTCTCATCACGCAGGTCAACTACGAGTACAGCGACGGTTTCTACTACGGATCCTTGAACTGCACGTCGCTCCTGCACTTCTGGCAGTACGTGAACATCACGACGGCCGGTGCATGGAGGGGGCAGAGCAAGCGCCCTTACGACGACACCGGGCGCACCACTCTGTACGGGCACAATTTCAACAACACGCACCCGTTCGCGATCATCTACACGCTCTACAAAGACGTGGCGGGGTCCGCTGCTGGCGTCGACTTTGCCCTCAGTGAAGAGACCAACGTTGACGCTACTGCCGACTCTTTTGGGAACTCAGATCGTCAGATCTTCAGCATGGTGTCGTTGTACTGGGAGCAGCGGTTCAAGACACGCATCCAGAACCTGCGGATGTACGGGGTCAACGGGCAGCTTTTCAATGCGGCCCAACAGGCATGGCTTGGCACCAACCGTGACGTGAATGGCCTCATTGAGAGTTCTACCGCCAACGATCCGACGACGACCTTAACGGCGAGCGATCCTTTCTCGGCACGCTACTCAGTCGCGAAATCACTGGGCCTTCAACAGGCGGGTGCGGACTTCACGTTTTCGCCGCTGATTCAGCAGGACAACGAGTTCTTCAACTTGTCCGTCCTCGACATGTTCGCGTTCAATCAGTCCATCGGCGAGATGGGTGCGAACAACCTCTGGCAGACCACGTACCAGACCAAAATGGATATCGCTCAGCGAGTCATGGAGGTGACTGGCTACGAGTTTTACCAGGACGTGGATGGGGACCTGGTCTTCAAGCCGCCCTTCTGGAACTTAGACACGGCACCGAACCGATACTACCGGCTCGAAGATTCCGACATCATCAACATCACCTTCACGGAGAAGGAACCGAACGCGACCTACATCATCGTGCGCGGTGTCTGGATCCCAGGTCTCACGGACGTGACACCTCCGGACGATGTGCTGCTCAAGCGTGGCTTGTACATCGACTACAAGCTCGTAGCTCAGTTTGGGTGGCGTCCGGCTCCGACGCTCGAGCTCACCTACGTCATCGACCCCAAGGTTCTGTTCTGGATCGGTGTGGCTCGCCTGGATGCGCTCAACGTGGATACGTTCAGCGCCTCGGCGACGATCCCCATCCGAGCGGAGCTCAGGCCAGGTTACCCGGTCTACATCCCCTTCGCGGACTGTTACTACTACATCCGCCAGCTCAGCCACTCGTTTTCCTTCGGAGGGACTTGCACGACGAGTCTTGTGTTGACGTGTCGGCGAGCAAAGTGGCACGCTCCTGGATTCCTGGAGCCGCCGCCTCCTGGGAAGTCCGCCATCGAGCAGATTCGCCTTGACCGTCCGGACCTCCCGCCACGTCCACTCGAGGCGATTGTGAACGATGTACCCCGTTGGGTTGGATTCCCGAACGTGGTGATGGCGCTCGACCCTCGGAAGTTCAACCCCAACTTTTCTGTGGTCGGCGTTGGCATCGATTACTTCGACCAGTTTGACGAGTGTACTTCGGCCGATCTGTTGTTCGATTGGATCGTTCGAGACGTGGCGCTTCTCAACGCTTTCGAGATCGACGTGCCTTCTCAGTCTCCTGACGGGAACACGGTCATCGAAGACCCGACCCAAGTTACGCGGTTGAAGTTCCGAAACAGCCAGAACGAGTGGATCTCGTTCACGGTGGACGATCTCGTGCGTGGCTTTGCGGATTACCGTTCGGCCCGTTCTCCCGTCGAAGAGACGAACCTCGAGGTCAACAAGCAAGCGGATCTCGTCGCTGAAAAGGACCGAAACTTCAACGCTTTCAAGCTTGCCCAGAAGGCCGGCGGTAAGACGAAGGGGAACCCAGACTCTGACCGGGCTTCGGCCACGGACCGTCTCGATGTGCTTCGAGGCGAGCAACAAAACGAGCTCGTGAAGTTCCGCCAGACGGTCTCGGCGTCCCCGAGCATCGATACGCTCGTCCAGATTTTCGAGGCTCTTCAGCCCAACAGCAACAAGCCCATTCGTCGTAAGATCGATGGCATCCCGGGCTCGGACGTGCGCCTCTCGTACTTCGAAAGTTTGGGTGCATTGAAGGGTCAGTACTTGGCCGGAAGTATCCCCGGGAACTACCGGTACTTCTCGTGTTCGCATCCCTTCGAAAGCCAGCAAGGGATGCCGGTCGTGCGTTGGGACGACGGGAAACGAAGCAAGGGTTCTTCGCGGTCGGTACCTCGAAGAGGTTCGACCCGTTCGAACCGTGGCGGGCGGCGTTCAGCCACCACGGCGGTTCAGGGTCGTCTTCCGGACATCTTCCAGACGCTACAGGCCGCGACGGATCAGCTCCCCAACATCGATCGATGGTTCGATCCAAATCAGCGCAACGGTGAGTTCAGGAAGTGGTCGGGCCTGACGAGCAAACGAGGAAGAGCCGCTCGAGAGCAGATGGACCCGGAGGTCGCACAGCGTCTCGTGGACATCACGTCTGCCGCGAACACGATCGTTCAGCGGGTGTTGGACTTCCCGGGATACAGCGATCTCATTTCTCGAGGCAAAGGTTTGGTCCTTGCCAACCCGCGACTGCTGTCCGGGTACCGTCCGGCGTCCGAGCCCGCTGCTGCGGAAGCCTATCACTCTGCGGGCACCGCCATCGACATCACGTGGTTCGATGGCGGTCGTGATGCTGCGAAGAGGAATGGCATCACGGACGTGCACAACGAGGTGATCCGCATTGTTCGGACGGTGGTGGCGCAAGCTTACAGCGAGGGTCTTATTCAAGGCATGGGGTTCTACATCCTCAACAAGAGCGAGGGCGGCACGTTCACCCACACCGACCGTCGCGGACAAGGTGCACGACGACAACTCCAGCAGCAACGTCAGGCTTTGCGCGAAGAGTATGAAGCTGGTCGTCGAGAACCCCCCACCAATGAACGAAAGCGGAGAAAGTTCTTCAAGATCATCGGTAAGCGAGATCCACAAGGGATCGTCAATACTAAGGAGAAGTCGGCGGCACCGGGCCCGGCTCGACGTGGCAAGTGGACTGAGAACGCGGAAAGCTGGGGAGACTTCGTCAGGAACAACAACCTCGACATTCCGCTTGGCTGGGCCAATGTGTCTGCGGTCGAGGACAAGGTCGTCATCACGAACGATCCCGCGACTGACCCTCCTGCCGATCCGCCCGAGAACACGACACCACCCGAGCCCGTACCGCTCCCCCCGCCTCCCGAGAAGCTTCCGACGGTCGAGGTGTTTGAGCAGAACTTGAACACCGCTCGCACCGTGGTGCAGTTCCTGCCTACGACCAAGAGTTCGGGTGCGAACCGTCGAGCTCCCGAGGTCATTCTCGGCACCGGAACTTGTCGGAAGGGTTTGCAGATCGCTCGAGGCCCCAACCGGACACCGGAGGTGGTCACGACGGATCAGATCCAACGTATCTCGTTCGTACGGCACCAGGCCGGCAAGTTCATGCAGGTCGTGGGCACGTCTCAGAACTCAGGTTCGACCGTGTTCAAGGGAGTCGCGTTCCAGAAGAACGTGACGCAGAAGTTCGATCAGGCGGTGCAGAACCTGTCGGACCCAAACGTGACCGTGGACTCGATCTTCCGCCCCATCTACGACCAGATCGCGGAGGACTTGGCTTCGGACGCGGCCATCGTGCCTGACATCGATGAGAACGGCGACATCCTCATTGACGAGGACGCCAACCTGAACATCAAGCTCGTGCCTTTCGAGGATGTGCTGACCGTGGAGAACGCCCGTGTCCCGGCGTCGGTGCAGGAGCAGCTTGCCCAGGGCGGCATCGGAACAGATACGGACCCGTACTTCCTTGGCGACTTCACGTTCACGCAGCTTGCTCTGATCGAGGGATATGTGCCCAAGGGTCCGCGCAAGGATGACTCGCAAAACTGGCAGCAGCCTGCTCGCAACGCTGCGAGCAACATCGCGTTGGAGGTTATCCGACAGATCGAGCGTGGCAACAACCTGACGGGGCCCGACAACTGGCCTGGGTACCTGACCTTGGTCAAGAACATTCAGCAGGGAGACAACGCGGACAAGCAGACCAAGCTGTCGCGGCTCAACACGGCTTTCAACGACGCCATGACCAAAGCCTTCGGTGCGAACGAAGCTGAGGCCGTCACGACACCCAATGAGGCTAACGAGAAGGCCGTCAAAGAAGGCAAGATTGAAAGTCCGATCCACTCCCCGGTGTTCCCTGTCTCGGATGAGAAGGGGTACGAGCACTACGGTGCTTACCGTTACGGTCGTGGTTTGTCGGTCGAGCCTGGAGGCACCTGGGAGTTCATCCACAACAAGAACGGCGACCCCTTCAAGAACGTGACGGCACAGTCGGCCGAAGAGTTCTTGAACGTTTTGACCCTCGTGAAGACGGGTCGTATCGATGGTGATACTTCATTCTTCAATGTCGCTGCTGCGAGAGAAGCTGCGCTCGACTTTTTTACGAACATCTTCTCGCAAAAGCAGGATCCTCTTTCGACCGAAGGGTTGAGTCCTGACGTGGCGGCACAGGGACGGGAAGCACAAGCCGGAGCTACGGCTACCGTGGGAGAAGGGGATGTGGTTCGAAAGACCGGGCTTAGCGAGCTCGAGCGCGCTCAGGTTGAGCAGTCTGTTCAGGATTTGGCTCAAACAATCACGCGGCTTGGCCAAACGGCGCGTGGTCGTGACGTTCTACGAGAACTTCTCGAAGCCAACGGTGACGATCCGAACATCTTGAAGGGGAAGTCCTTCGATATCTCGGACACTCAGTTCACGCGCAACTTCGTGAACTACGCTGTCAACTTCGGCAAGAGCCCCGTGTTCAAGACCACGGTCTCGAACGCGGCGTATCGACTTTCGGATTTGACCTCCCATCTACTGAACCGAGCAGGTCAGACCTGTATCTGTCGTGGTACGGATGCCGACGTGACACTTGAGGCGTACTCGCGTACCGGATTCATCACGGCCCCGGGTATCGACCAGGAAAACGAGAAGGCCGAGGCGTTTGCCAGCGAGACGGCGATCAAACAAGAGACTCCCCACGCGCTTCAACAGAAGGCTCAGCGCGGCGAAATCACCGGCGAACAACCGGATGCCTCCACGTTCCAAGAAACGGTGGCGCCGGGCCAAGGAACTCCTCTTCCGTCTGTGTCAGAGGATCCTGGCACGGTGTCCGCTGAAAACCCGCCTACCACTGCGAACATCGAAGACCTCGGGACTATAAACCTGACATTCGATCCCGACACTCTAGAGCTGATCGGGGCCACGGCTGTGGGGACGGAGGGTCCCGTGGATGTTTTGGCTGACGAGGGTGGAACGCAGATTGAACCGACCAATCCCCTTGACAATTTGACCCCAGGGCAAGTTGCTGCTTTGCAGCAGGAGACGGGGCTTACCGGGGCGCAACTCTCCGCAGCGCTTGAAGCGGGTGAGATTGACCTGAGCATTCTTGGAGAGGACTTCGATGGGTAGTCGTCCTCCTTCCTCGTTCCTTACGCGACAGATCCCTACTGCCAAGATGCAGGGGGACGTGTCGGGGATGTACCTGACGCGCACGCAGGATCCCAGTACGGGCCCTGCCGCGTATGCGCTTGGCATCGCTCGTGTCACTCGAGTGGACTACGCCAAGCACAAGATCCAGCTTCAGATCATTCACGGAGAACGGGACTACTACGACTGGACGGCGATGCCGGCCGGATGCCCAGGCGCTGGTTCGCGGCATTTCATCGGCGCTCTCCCTGAGCCTGGGGACATCGCGGTCGTCGGGTGGATGTCGGCGGACTCCAAGATCCCCATCGTTCTGACGTACATGCCGATTGGCGTGGAGTCGGGTAACGAGTGGACGCCGGTGCAGTCGTTCATGCCGACCGAGGTTGACATGAACCCCCAAACGCGGGCCCACTACGAGGGCATCTACGGTCGCTACCGACACAAGATGCGAGCGATGCGTCCGGGCTGCATCTGCCTGTCTTCGAGCCAAGGCTCGGACATCATCATGGACGAGAGCGTCTTGATCACGAACCGTCGAGCGACGGAGATCCGTCTTCGTGATCATGATCAGGCTATCGTCTTCCGCTCCTTGGCTCAGTTCCACGCGATGGGCGGTGCTCGCATCTACGGGGGCATGGTTCAGCGCGATGCTCAGTTCCTGCCGTCCCGGATGGTCAGCGACGGCATCAACTGGACTGCGGGAGTTCAGGTGGACAGCAACGGAAACCCGTTGTCGGAAGACCAGCTCGGTAACTCACCAACCCCCGCCGGGGCCTTGACGCCCCACCGTGTCTTCCTTCGTTCGAACGCCACGTTGCCGTTCGCGGACAGCGGGATCTCGATCGACAGCAACGTGGACCCCTACAGTTTCCTTTCGCGAGGCTACTTCATCGGTTCCGATGGCTATGTCTACGACCCGTCTCGTATCCGGTCGGAGGCTGAGTATGGCGGCAAGCCGATGTGGCGTGTTGCGTACGACCCCAACCCTGAGAACGTGAACCTCCCGGGAAACTCTTTCACGGCGCTTGACGGCACCGACTCTGACACCCTGACGGAGTACCGTATCGAGCTCGATCACTCGTGGGATGGCACGTTGCCCGTCACCGAGCAGACGGACGGGTTCGATGCAGACCGGCTTCCTTCAGACAACGTGCAGGATGGAGCCACCTCGTCGAGCGGACCGTACCTCCAGTGGGTCCTGGGTTCCGTGGTGGGCAACGACCCCTACACGAGTCGAGGACGGACTCTGTACGGTCTCCCTCTCGCGCCTCAGATCTTCTCGGAGGACCGTGTCGATCCAAGGCTGCAATCCGGGCTTGGTCTCCCTATCGGTGAGCACGGCGCTTCCCTGTTCCGTGTGGAGTCTCCGATCGACAACCCCGCGACCATCCCTCCCATGTTCGTTTCGACGACGAAGGACGGTCGCGTCAAGGGGTTCCTCAGCGGACCGCAGGATCAAAACTCGCTCGAGCTCGCGATGAACGGCGGCATGAGGCTTCAGGCAAACGGCCCGATGATCTTCGATGCTTCCAACGTCGTGTTCAATTGTCGGAACGGCGATCCGACGAACAACTACGCCGCGCTGCTCACTTCGGACACAGGGGCAATTGCCATTCGAGGAAACGCTCCGACGACACAGGGCAGCTTCTCGGCTCGAACGACTTCTCAGGATCTCCAGGAGAGCAACTTCCCGCACACGTTGGTCGAGAGCCCGAGCGGCAGCACACACATCAAGTCGGGTCGTTTCACGAAGATCACCGGGGCCAACGGCATCCAGCTCGTGGACACGAATGAAGTGCTGATGACTGCCAAGCAGTCCATCAACATGTTCGCGGACAAGGCCCTGCTCCAGTGCAACACGCACGACAAAACGGTGCAGGGCAAGGAGACCCAGCTCTACTCGGGGCCGAAAAACTTCCTGCCCACCAACGCGCCGATGCGCGAGATCAAATTCATCTCGAACCCGTTGACGGGTCACGCGGGTGGCAACACGGACTCGTACTTCATGTTGTTTGGAGACCGCGTCGAGAGATTCGTGTTTGGTAGTCATCGAACCACGGTGGCGGTGGGCAACATCACGCACTCGACGGCTCTTGGTTCGGTGACGAACCGCGCGGGGGTAAATCAGATTCGCGTAGGGACCACTGCGGGTATCAGCACGTTCTCGGCTACGACGACGAGCATGGTTTCGACGCTGGCTACAACCATCAACGCGCTTGCGTCCGTCACTGTGAGGAGTCTTGGGCGGGCCAAGCTGTCGGGCATCGTGACGACGCTTGGAGGATCTGGGCCTCCTGGTCGAATCCTCAGCAGCACCGACCGTGATCCTCTCACGAACCTTCCGTTCTCCTTCTTTGGGCTGGGCAGTCCGGGGCACCGCCTCGGCCCGCCGATCTAGTGCTGTATGGCGTTGACGATTCCATCTTTGACAGGTGCCATCATCGCGGTGGCACAGGCGCAGTTCCCGGGCTCCCAGGTGACGCCCAAACTCGCGCAAGCAGTTTCACAATCCGTCATTTCGTGGATTTCTGTCCCGACGAACGTGACGGTTCAGGGGGTCACGGCAGGGACCGCTGGGGCTGGGAGCGTAAACGGGAAATTGACGTTCAGTGGGCCGGCGAGTCTCGTGTCTTCGGGCCTGACCCAGGCGGGCGTGACAGGCCCCACGGCGCCTCCTATCGGCGGCTCGGTGGGTCGAGGTCTCCTGGCTACCTTGAACTCCTCGGCTCAGTACACGGGCGCCTCTGCGGGCGTAGCGGTGGGTACGGACGTGTCGAAGGTCAGCAACGCAAACGCAGCGGCCCTTATCCCCCTCCTCGTCGCAAACCTCGGATCTCAAAGCATCGGCGGCACGAGTGCAACGCAACTCGCTGCGGGTCTCGGACGGGGGATCGCAGATGTCGTCAAAACCGGCACCGGCTTTGGTGGTGTCGTTGGGGTTCCCTCACCTACCGGGGCCGTCGGCACCAGTGTGTCGGTAGTATTTTGAGCAGCTCATGGGCTTCGATTTCACAGGATTTGTCCTTCGTGCGCCTCGCGTGGCGCCGGCTAACGCCCAAACTACGGACGAGGCCGTCAACGGCGTAGATCGGGACTTCAAACCGCTTAGCAGCGACTACACCATTCCGTCCCCGGAACTCGTCGAGATCGGTGCCGACCAGTACCGGGCCGCTGTGCTCCTGCGTCCCAACGACGGCCAGACCGAGTACCTCGTTTGGGCCGCGAACACCGCGAATCTCTCGGACATCGGTGGCTTCGAGATTCGGAACGAAGCGAACGCGACGTTCCCGAACAGCACCGGCGTCATCGTCTCCGACAACAACAACATCTTCGGATCAGCAGGCAGCACTCGCGTCATCGTCATCGACGATGCGAACCGCAACATCGCTGACATCACGAGCTTGATCGTCCGGCGTGGAGACACGGGGGACGAGTTTGAGCTCGTCGGTAACGGAACCTGGAACACCGTCAGCGGCATCTTCCAGATCACCGATGAGCAAACCCTCATCGATCTTGGTGGTGGTGTCTCGTCGGGCCGTGGTGACAGAGCCACGACGATCACGTACACGTTGCTTGCTCCGTCCTTCTGGTGGACGAAGAACGACATCTACGGCAACCGGTTCGTTTGGGACGGCCAGTTGAACCGTTGGCGTCCTCTTCGTGGTACGCCGCCTCGCAATCTGGGCACGTTGCTCGCAGACACCGACTACACGCTCTCTCCGGCGCCTCGGGTGAACGTGGAGGACTTTCTGCCGGGCAACAGCGGGGATCCAGATGCCTACTGCATGGTGCGCCTTGGTACGCGCCCGGATGCTTCGTCTCTTCCCGTGGCGCCCCCTGTGGGTTCATCAGGGTTCAGTGGCATCAAAGTCAAGACGGATTCCGAGCTCGAGGACTTCGATTTCTCGATGGAGCCCGAGCTCGCGGGTGTCGTCGGCCAGGACAGTGGCGAGCTCAAGTGGAACCCTGCCTTCGTGGAGGAGTTCGCAGGGCAGACGATCTTCTACTCGTACCGTCGCTTCGCCGAGGCAGATGAGGTCGAGCCTCTCGGGGACCTCGAGAACGCCAACCTCAACCTCCTGTTCTTGGCCCCCATCCCGGGGCCGACGGACTACCCTTTCATTCGTATCGGTACTCGCAAACCGCTCATCGTGAAGTTTGCCGATACGGAAGCGGACTTGTTCATCCTCACTCTCGAAGAAGGTGAGGTTGGTGTCGCGCTGTCCACGGGACGACTGAAGTTCGCTGAAGCGGACGTGGACAAAGCGGATCCCACCAGTGATGGGTTCGACAACACGTACCTCGGTGCGCAGGTGTTCTACGACGGGGTCTCGTTGACGAGGCAACCGGTGCCTCTTCGTAAGCCCGTGCAGCTCGTCAATAGCGGAGGAGATCCCACGGCTGTTGATGGCCAAAATCACAGTCTCTTCATCCCCGATGCCATCCCGACCCCGGGACCAGGCGTATCCGGGGTCACGCACATCCCGGATACGACGGGCACGATCCCCAACACATCAACGGCTCCTGGCATTCGTTTCGGTGGAGGATCGGGACTCATTCGGGCAATCGAAGGTCCATGGGACCTTATCCTGTTCACTTCGACCGGGCAGATCTCCAACGTCGACACGTTCGATGACGACGACGAGACCCCTCGGTTCCGGTTCCGCATCCCACGGGGCACGGCTTTTGTGGATCTTCGTCAGGGTCCGGGGGGCAGTGAAGTCATCCTCGGGCGTCAGGATCTCAAGCGGTTCGACGGTGAAGAGATGTTCTTCCTTCAGCCGGCTGTGCAGCCCTCTGTCTACATGGAGGAGTGCCGCATGGTCTGCCGTGTGCGTGACGAGTTCACGCTTGTTGGCACCGAGGTCCTGGTCTTCGCGGTCAACAACCTCGAGGTGACCTGGGATGCTTCGACGGACCCAGGCGGTGTAGCCACTTCGGCAGGCGGGACCTTCACGCCTGAAGACATCGCCACGAGTCTCAACTCCCTGATGCCGCTTGACGGTGAGGTCATCGCTCAAAACGGGCGTGTCATCATCCAGTCCACGCTCGAAGTCAACGGATTCAGGTACGGCGACATCGAGATCGGCTTTGGGCCCGGAGGAACCAAGGATCTGTCTGGTTGTGCCGCTTTGGGTCTGCTTCCGGGTTGGAGGATCCGCATCAACGATCCCAACATTCCGGAGCCACCGAACCTCAACTGGCTTCCGGACAACGGGGTCTCGGTTGGCCTGTTCCGCAGTCCTTTCAACCTGGACGGCAGCAAGAACAACATCGCCGACGTGTACGACGTGGCGCGGTTCGAGGATGCCATCATCCTCTCCAGTATTTCTGCGTCACCAGTAGTGTTGCTGGATCGGGTACCTCTCGAGGACGTGGCCGGCTACGATGAAAACGTCTTCTTCCAAATTCAGGACGGTCTGGTTCAGTTCAACCTGAACAACTACGAGGATATCTTCTACCAGTTCGGGCAGGGGACCTTCTCGTGGGTGGATGAGAACCGAGAGCGAGACACGATCGAGCAACCGACGAACGCGCTGTTCCTGGGCAAGACGCAGATCATCGAGAACTCGCTGCGGCTTCCCGGAAAGGGTTTGCGGTTTTCGGCGTTCGGTCTTCCTTTCCAAGACCTTGTTCTGAATCAGGACTACCAGCTCGAGGTTGAAGGTGACTCGGGCATCGCGTTGCTCATCGAAACCGTTGGGGCCTTGAAGCAGATCGGTGGTCGAGGGCTGTTCCTCGAAGGCCAGACCCTGTTCCAGGACACATCGAATGACGTGGATTTCGTGGCCCTCGGGGTGAAGGCCGGGTGGCAGCTCAAGATCACGCAGGGAGACGCACAAGGCACCTACGTCGTCGCTGCCGATGCGACCAGTGCTAATGCCCTGACTGTTGAGCAACCCTTCACGGCGGACGGCAGCACGATCCCATGGGAGCTCTACGAGGGAGTCACGCGCGAAGAGCAGGATCTCGGTGTCGTGGCCGATGCTCAGTACGAGCAGTTCAACCACCTCCCGTCTGACCCGTGGAAAATTCGTGTGCTGTCGCCTCTTGGTGATGTGCCGGCTGACGCGGATGCGCAGGAAGCCAACCGTCTCGTTGCGGTCTTGGGGCAAGCGCTTGAGAACCAGCGCACCATCTCGATTCGTTTTGGTCTTGGCCCCGAGAATGC